TAAAAGTAATAAAAATACTAATAGTAATAAAAGTAATAAAAATACTAATAGTAATAAAAGTAATAAAAATACTAATAGTAATAAAAGTAATAAAAATACTATTAGAAAACAAGGTGGATTAGGAGGAGTAGTAACAGCAAATCCTAATACTTCTTTTGATACTTTATTTAAATTAAATCTTAGTACTAATAAACAAACAAATAATTTATTAAAATCACCTATACATCAAAGAATTATAACAGAAGAACAGTATAATAATTATTATAAAAATAAATATTTTGATAATGAACCTTATTTAGAACCAATAGACTTAAATGATGATAAAAATAAAATATATAATGATCTTTTAAAAGACAATGAGGAAGCTTTAAATACATTAAATTATACATCATTTGGTATATATATAAATAACTATGAAAATAATAATAAATTTATTAAGACTGGCATAAATAAATTAGAAAAAAAAGGAGGTGATCAAAGAATTGGATATTATGATCAAACCATATTTTTAGATGATGATTATTTATATCAAATATCACTTTTATTAAATAATATACACAGTTTTACTACAGAAAATTTTAACAATGATAATTTAGACAATAATATAGAATTTAAAGAAAGTGATGAAATAAATGATATATTAACTGCATCAAATATTGATGATTTTATTACTAGTAATACATCTAATATAAAAGATTATGAAAAATTAGCTAGATTTTTAAATAGTAATAATGAAAAATTTACAGAAAAAAAAACATTAGAAATGAATAATTATATACTAAATGAAACTGGAGAGTGGATTAAAGATGATATATATACTTTAACTAAAAAAAATATATATTATCCATATAATAGTGCATATATTTTAGGATATGAAAAATTATTTTATGATTATTATTTTGAAGATAATTATGATATATTTATAAGACAACAACAAAATTATTTAGAAAAATTGCCATCTAATTATAAAATATTGCTTCATGATTATTCATCTGTAAATGTATTTGAATTATTTATTTCACCATTTAGAAATAATACATTTAATATTGAAGATATAGACTTAACTTATGTTGATATAGGTAATCCATTTTTATATTTAATAAAAGAATATTTAAATAATAATGATAAAATATTAGAAAGATATAAGAATGACGACCTAAAACTAAAAGTATATAATGATAATATATATGATTTAAATAGGTATTATTATACTTATTCATTACAAACAACTGGACGATGTCATGATATATATACTTATTTAAATCAAGATGATTGGAAAATAATTTTAGAGTTATATTTAGAACTCTTAAATGATATTATTGATAAAGCACCACAAACAACTAAACCATTAATATTATATAGGGGAAGTGGAATAAATCATATGGATATTCCATCAAATGATATTGAGTATTTTGGAGAATTAAATGAATATAATACACATATAACAAATAAATTATCATCATTTACATTAAATTTTGATGCTGCAAAAAATTTTTATAATATTTCTGGTGGAATTTCTAGTGATGATGCATTAATATATAGAATATTTATACATCCAGGTGTAAAATTATTATTAATTACACCAATTGTTTCTGATATGAAATTAAAAAATGAAGCAGAAGTTTTACTTAAAAAAGGACAAAGAATATGTGCTCGTAAATTAAATAAATATACAAATATGAAAGAAGCTTATTATGCTTGGAATTCAGTATATATGACAAATAATATACATTTAGAAGATGAAAATAAATTTAAAACTATTGATTATATTCAAGCATTGCCAGATTTATAATTTTTTATTTATCTTAAATTTAAATAAAAAGAAAAAAATATAAAAATTGATTTTTATTTTTATTATTATTTATATCAATTATGACTGAATTCAAAACGCCAAATAATCATCCCTTAAATCAACTTTCTGTTAAAAATTGGGTTGAACAATCTGATGATAAAGAAATTGCACAAGAGTTTATAAATATTACAACATATATTTCTTATGAAAAATTCAAAGAAGTTTTATATAAATGCATTGATGAAATGATTGATTTTATGAAATCTAATAATAAAACAGTTCTTCAGTTTTATATTAGTGATGAAATCGAAACACCATACATCCACAAATCTTCATATTGGATAATTTCTCATATTAAGAATTATATCAAATCATCTTCAGAATTTATTATTGAAATTATTGATAATATTAATGTTAATGTTAATGATAATGACAATGAAGATGGCAATGATAATTATATAATTATTGCAGATGATGCAAGTTATTCAGGTAGTCAAATTTCAGGAATTATTGAAAGTCTATGCGGAAAAAAATTAAACTTCTATTTCCTAATTCCATTTATTTCAATGAAGGCTTTAAATGTATTTAAGCAATCATTAATAGAAAATGGATTTAATGAAGTTCTGAATTATTCGTCAAAATCATCTTTTATAATGAAACCTATTTATGAATTGATGGACCAGGAAAATATTATCAAATTATTTAAATACTACACAGAAAAAGGAACAAATATAAATGCATATCCTATTTATTTCGATCATAAGGTTGCAGACAATTATTCATCATTCCCTTTAATTTATTCATATGGAGTTATTCCAAATAAGAAAAATCAGGAAATTATAAATAATGCTAAACGAAATCAAATACCTCTTAAAAAAGTCTTTCATAAATTAGATAGAATTGTATTTTTAGAAAATTGCGATGATAGTTATGAATATGATATTGTCCCACAATGTCCTATTCCACCATACAAACCAAACTTTATTTAAAATAATTTTTTGATTTTTATTCTTTTTTTAATTTTAATGTTAATTTTTCATTTAAATTTTGATGAATATTAATTAAAGTTATTAATGAATTTTCTTTTGTTAGTTTGCTTCTGTCAATTATTCTATTTTCACCATAAATAAATTGTTCTAATTTAAAAATCTCAAATAACAATTTAATTCTAAATATAAATTCTTTCATTTTTAAATTAAAAATAATATAAATGACTTTGATTTTATTATTTAAATATTTTTTTCATTTTTATTTCAATTTCATTTTCACTATCTATAAAAAACCCTCTTTTCTTATAAAACTCAGCTAATTTTAAATAATCATTATCATTACCATTATCATTACCATTATCATTACCATTATCATTACCATTATCATTATTCTTATCAATAAATAATATATATCTTTCATTATCTGATAATGAATTTAATAATTCGGTAGCTATTCCTTTATTTCTATGATTGATATCTACACATAATTGATTTATAGATATATAATTCTCATTATTATCACAATAATTATGCAATCCCATAAAACCAACAAGTTCATTATTAATCATTTTGTAAATTAATGTTTCATATGTATCTAATCTGGATTTTTTGAAGTTTTGTAAAATAAAATCATTTATTTTTGTATTATTCATTCTTTTTTTATTTTTAATAATCATTTAATTTAAAATAAAAAAATGATATAAATGACTATGATTTTATTATTATAAATGAAGAAGATTGAAAGCATCCACAATAAAACAAAGATTATTCAAACCGATGAAATGCCATATAATTCTAATAATGTTCTTTTGAATGATGATGATTTAAGGAAGTTTTTTGATAATAATGGATTGACTGATATCGTTTATAATAATATAAATTTATATCGAAATGCATTTATTCATAAATCTTATTGCACAATGAAAAATGCAGATTTTGAAACAGGAAATGCAAATTGTCCTCCTAATTGTATTCCACTTCAGGATATGTCATATGAAAGACTTGAATTTTTAGGTGATGCTATTTTAAATATGGTTGTCGCCAATTATTTATATTCACGCTTTCCAGATCAAAATGAAGGCTTCTTATCAAAAATAAGAACTCGTATCGTAAATGGAAAGATGCTTGGATTTCTATCAAATGAAATAGGATTTACAAAATTTGCAATAATTTCAAAACAAGTCGAAGAAGCAAATGGAAGAAATAATTATAAGATTATGGAAGATATTTTCGAAGCTTTTATTGGAGCTTTATATATAGATTTTCAAAATGAAGAAGATAAAGTAATATTACCGCCAAAAATTCCTCTAATAACATTATCAGGTGCTGGTTATTTCATTGTAGAAAAATGGATTGTTTATATTATTGAAAATTATATTGATTTTAGCGAATTGATTATTCAAAAGACTAATTATAAAGATATGCTTGTTTCCCATATGCAACATTCTATGCAAGATACGCCTAAATTCTGTGAATTAGGAATTATAACAAAAGACAGCGTCAAAATATTTAATTATTGTGTAAAAAATAGATTTAATGACATAATAGCAACATCAACAGGCTTCTCAAAGAAAGAAGCAGAAAATAATGTAAGTAAAGAAGCATTATTATATTATGGAATATTAATATAAAAAAAAATAAATTACTTATAATTAGAACAATAATGTCTGATATTAATAATGACGAAAAAATAATATTAGAAACTTTAATAAAAAATTTAGATATAAACCAAACCGAAATTCAACATTTGATTAATATATTAAGTTCTTCTAAAAGAGATATAAGTAGTGATAATATTAAACATATATTTAGAATACTTATAAATTATACTTATAAATTAAGTAAAAAAGAAATGCAAATGAATGAAGAATATCAACAAAATTTTAAACAAATAAATGCTGCAATTGATGAAATAAAAAAAGAAATGAAGAAAATAATAAAAGAACCTGCTTCAACTGAAACTAAAGAATAAGCATAAACCTAATTATTTTTTTCAAATGTTCTTGTGATATTTTTTTTTATTCTTAATGGTAATAGGATATTGAAGTTTATATTTAATATTATTGCTATTACAATTAATATTATTTTTCTAATACTCATATATATAAAACGAATTATTAAAAATTAATTATATTATAGATAGATGGATTATAATAGAATTCAAATTGATTCAATTGGTATTGGATTGAATGACATAACCAAACTAGATTTAACATTAGATAATATTTATAAAACTTATTTAGTTATTGGTGATGTTGGAATTCAACATCCAAATACTTTAAATAATATTCATAATTTTATTGTTTCTGAAACTGCTGTTGGTGTCAATACAACCAGAAGTAATTTAATTTTAAATAATTCAACATCTCTTTTAGTATCTGGAAATATTTTATGTTCTGGTTCTATACACGCTGAAAATATTATCCTCGATAATGATATTTCTCTTGCAAATAATGTTCAAACATTTAATCAAGTTTTAAATCGTATTTCATCTCATCTATTATTCTATAATGTCAAAAATTATATGGAAAATAATATTTATACAACTCATAATGTTATTATTGGAAATGAAACAAATGCTAATTCTAATTTGAATGCGTTTAAAATAGCTAGACAATGTAATAATAATGCAAATAATATTCAATTTACTATTTTAAATAATGATATTACGAATGATAATGAACCTACTAATATTAGTATGGGTATTATAGGAAATGTTGATAATTCACCTGCCCATATCCTAACATCTTCAAATATGCCTCTTCATTTTAATATAAGTAAATCAAAAGCCGATATTAATAACTTATATCCAAATTATAGAGAAATTCCAGATTATAATAATAATCAATATCCATCATTGGCATTAGATATTCACGGAAATGTTATTATTAATAAGGATGAAATACCAAATCAAATAACTTACAATAAATATTATTTAGATACATCATTTGAAATAAAACCAGTAACTGAATATCCAAAATTATATGTAAATGGAGCAGTCTATGCCGATAATATCTTAATGTTTGATTATGTAACAAAACAGGCTCTAAATTTAGATAGTATTTATATTAGACAGGGAAATGCAGGAGGTTTGACAATCCAACCAAATCAGATATTAGGAGGTAATTTTAATAAAACAGAATTTACTTTTAATTCAAATGTAAAAATTGGCACAAATGACAATAATTATAAATTACAAATTTATGGAAATTCTGAAATAACAAATAATTTAAATGTTAATGGTCTTCTAACATCGGCATCAGCTATTATCAATAATAATTTTATTGTTGAAGACAATGGGGGGAGTAGTAAATTTAAAAATGATTGTTATTTTACAAAATCATCTTTTTTTAATAATTTAAATTGTTCTGATTCTATTTCAACAAAAACATTAAATATAAATGGTAATTTAATTATAAATGGTGTAAGTGTTAAAATTACTGATAATCCAAATCCAATAACAGCTATTCCACTTCCTGATATGAATTATTTAACCTTAACATCTTATTTGAATGTTGGCGGAAAAGTATCAGGAATTACTGATATTAATTATAACAGTGAATTATTGAATATCTATAAATTTAAAGAAACTCAACAACAAAAATTTGAAATTTTATTAAAAGATACTACGATTACTCCTTATGGTTCAACTGCTTTTATAGGTCATATGCAATTGAATAATTTAATTAATATAGTTGATAATTCTTTGATAATCCTAACTGAATATAATTCATCTTGGAATAATATTTATTTTTATTCTGGAAAAAATAAAGCAAATTTAAAATCAACTATTCCAAACCTTGCCATTATGCAAAATAATAAGATTGGTATAAATACTATTAATCCTGCAAAAACATTAGATGTAAATGGTGATATCATAGCCTCTAATTATTATTATAGAAGTAATAATAATACAAATTATCAATGTAAGATACCTATTATTTATAATAATTTTAATAATATCAATAATTTAAATATTAATATTGATGAAAATGAAATAATTATCAATCCATATAAATTAAATGTTAAAGGTGGTATAAATTCAATTGATGGTGGCTATTATGAAAATAATAATAAAGTATGTTTCTTTAAGTATCTAAATATAAATGATGCCATTATTAATAATACAAGCATTGGAATAGGTGCAAATATTAATAATCCTCAGATAACAATTCCTCTGCAAATTCAAAATAATTTCAAAAATAATAATAAGATCAATAACAGTGTTTTGAGTTTTTATCGTTCTGTTGATAATTCTAAATATTCTGGAATTGAATTTTGTGATGATCCAACTAATTTAAGTTTAGTCAATAAAAATAAATGGTATATTTATAAAAATCATATAACTGATGATATAAATTATGTAGGACCATTGCAAATTGGCTATATGAAAGATAGCTATAAACCCTCAAAATCGTGTATCAATTTATATCACGATAATTCTAAATATTATATTGATATCAATAATCCATCTACATATAATTCAGCAGACGAATTTAATAAGAATAAAGAAGATGTCCGGATTTATGGAAATGTTAGAATAAGTGGTGATTTAGATTTGGATGGTTCCATTAATATCAAAGGAAATTATAAATTTAATGATAATAATATCCTTTTTTCACCTAATCCAGTTGAAAAAATAATAACAAAGATATATTCACTCGGAAATAATGTATATTATTTTGATACAATATTATCATCTAATCATCCAAAAAATATTTCATTCAAAAATTTAAATCAATCATTGACAATTACTAGCAATATTATTAATCATAATCTAAATATAAATTTGACTACTGACATAGCAAATGCCAATTGTAATTATATTATTAGTTCAAATTCTTTTGCTTTGAATTCTAATTTATTAAATAATATCATTACTTATTCAAATATTAATAATAATATCGTTTTTAATGATAATATCAAAACTTCAATTGCAACCTTAAAAACAAATAATCAAAATTATTATTTAAGTTATGTTCAGCAGAGTTCAACACCATCTGGACAATTTTCAGTTACAAACAATTCATTATTGCAAGGGGCATTAAGTAATCAATTATATTCTTATAGTAATTATATAATTTCAAGTAATATTTATGAGGCTGTTAGAAATATTAGAACAAGACCAATAACATCATTTGTATCAGATGCTACCAATAATAGCAATCTTGCTTTAATAAGTATGTCAGATATAACAACTTCATATAATTCTATTTTTTTAACTGATGATATTATTATTACAAAATTAAGTTCAAATATATTCAAATCATCTTCTAATATTCTTATTAATTCTATCAATTATAATAATATCCCAACATTATCTCAATTTAATCAATCATATCAATCAACAGCATCAAATAAAATGATAGAATTATCAAACCTTCATTTTAGAACATCCAATTATTATAATTCAATCAATTCTATAACAATAACTCAGGATGATTATTCAAATATTTTAACATCCAATTATGAATATTCATTATTAAATTCGAATAATTATAATTACAACAGCAATAATTATATTACTTATAATAATTATTATTCAAATTTGACTTATGATATTATTAATCCTGTTAAAAATATTGCAACAATAAATTTAAATACTATTCAGAAAAATTATACAGAGGCTACTCAGATTTATAAAACAATCACAACTACTAATTATTCATCTTATGCAACTACTGCAAATTTAAATGCAATTAATGACAGTAATTTAAATGCTAATATTTATATTGATATCATTAATTATTCAAATATTGTAAATGAATATCAAATAATATCAAATATATCATCTAGATATCAATATTTAAAGACTGATGAAACTTATAATGAAAATAATAATACTAATTATTATATATTTCATGATGGTTCTGTTTCAATTACACCAGAAAAAGTTGCTAATATCAAAAATAATTCTTTGAGTAATTTAAATTATTCAAGTAATGTTTATAGTATAGCAGATGATATTTATAAAACTTTTAATTCTATTTCAACAAATATCATAAATCCATATTTATCATTTGCAAATCGATATTCAAATTTGGCTCATATTAATTATAATACTGTTAGTGATAATTTTATTACATTTTCTAATTTATATAGTGATAGAACATATATTTCAGATATAAATAATATTTTCAATGCCAATAATTGCAATCTTATAATATCATCAAATATTTATTATAATATTTCAAATTATGCAAATGTTATTGCAAATATTAAAAATGATATCAATAATAATATAACAATCGCACAATCTCATTCTAATTTTTCATTGAATGTTTATAATACTTGTATTAATACAAATAATACTAAAGAAACTGTAAATTCTAATCTTCTTATTTTCAATAATTATATTAATGCTTCAAATATCCTTCTTGGATCATCTAATATTGCTGATAGTGTTGTTAATAATTATTCAGTCTTATATAATAAAATAAATAATTCAAAAAATATTTATAAATCATATTCTTCTGATAATGTAATTTTGGCTACAAATAAATTAGTTTTATCTATAAATAGCAATTTATCATCATATTTAACAATTTCTACTTCTAATAGCACGACTTCAAGTAATTTAGATTTGGAAATATCAAGTTTTAATAGTGATTATGGTGAAAAATTATCATATTATCAAAATATACAAGAAGTAGGAACAGGAATTGCAAATATCATAAGTTTTCTAACAGCAGAAAAAGAACAATATATTTTATATAAATCAAATTTAATTTCATTGTTCAATAATTATATCATTGAAAATTATTGGAAAGATGCTTATAATAATCTTATGGCATCAATTGAAGATTGCATATCATTATTATCTGAATTAAATGCTGATGCTATCAATTTAACAAATTTTACATCTGAAATATTATTAGAATTAGTATTGCATATCACAAATAAATATATTAATTTCATTAATAAAAGTTTTGATTTTGCCAATTCTGCTTCTCAAGTAATAGAAGTCATCAATAATCATATTGGAATTTATATCATAACATCATTATCAATGCTACCTTTATTAAATACTTTGAGTGAATATGCAAATATCTTTTTAAATAGGTCTTGGAGTATTATTTCACGAAATATTGTTTTATTCGCAAGTATTTCATATTCCTTAAATTCATTAATTCCTACATCATCACCACTTAACAATCAAGAAGGACAAAATACTGATGTTTTAATTGTAGGAAATACAATTAAATTATTTCCAGTTAAATCATTAATCGTAGGACATGATAATGATTATTCAAGATGGCTTGAAAATCTGGATGATAATATAAATTCTTCTGCTGGTTATTTCTATAATTATAATAATAATAGTTGTGCCTGTAGTTTTAATGTAAAAGCAAATAAATTTATATCTTCTCCAGGGAATTCATTATCCCTAAAAACATCAGCAGCAATTGATATAAATCTCGTTGATACATCAATTGCAGATTATCATAATTCTATGTTTGATGGTGTTTCATTAAAATTATCTCATATTTTTAGAAGAAATAATATTTATCAAGTGAATGCAACTTCAAATAATTCTATATTTGAAATTGTGAGAAAACAAAATTTAAATAATCCATATTTTAGTTGCTATAATAACGAAAATAATAATATTCTTAATATTGGCAGTGGAACATTTTATGATAGCAATAATAATTGCATTTCTCAAGATACTGTTGTTCATATTAATCAAGATACATCAAGTCATTTATTAAAATTATCAAATCCTTCTTTAATTAATCCATCTTCAATACTTTTCACAAATAATTCAAATAATTGGGCATTGACAGCAAATGATAAATTTAATTTTATTTATAATGGAACTTCAATAATAAATATAAATTCAAATGGATTTTCAATAAATACAACTTCAAATAATGCCACCCTAACTATAAACAGTTTTAATAATGTTCCTGCATTAGAATTGAAAAATAATTATAACAGCCCCATTAAAAATTCAAATGTTATTTTAAAGAATGCTTTTTTGATTGATTATAATGATCAAGGAATAAATTATATTAATAATTCTGGCTCAGATACTTATGAATTTTCAAAAACAGTTTTTGAAGTTAATTGCAATATCATATTACCACCAATCAATTATACATTATCTAATCTTATGGTTAGTTATAATAATATTAATGAAATTAATAATTTCACATTTTCTAAAATTAATAATGAGAATGTTATAAATCTATTGCCAAAAATAAATTTAAATGATCCAAAATTATCATATACTTTAAATAATATACGAACTTATTATTTTGATTATAATTATAATGGAAATACTATTACTATTAAATATATAACTCCTTATGCCAGTGTAGCCGGATTATTATCTACATCTATAAGCCCTGGTAATTCTGGTTATAATTTACTATTACAAACAACATTACAACAAATTGGAGTTAATAATATTGATTATATAACTGTCTCATTAGATTTTCAATTGAAAGATATTAATAATAATATTATAAATGTTAGAAATAATATTTCATTTAATAAATATAAACCATTTGAAATAGAAACATTAACAGCAACTTTAAGCAATTATAATTATAATTTAATTCGTCCTTTAAATCTTGTTCCAAAGACTTTATATAATGGAAATCATACAAATACAATTACTTCTAATTTAACAAATAGTAATTCAGTTGAGATTGTTAATAATCTTAATTATCTAAAAACATTTACTCCGGCAATAACTAAATATTTATATTCAAATATTGAACTAAAAACAAAAAATTATCCAGTTGCTATTTTTGAGGATATTCGAGAAATACCAATAAATATAAAAATAACTGATTATTATGATTTGTATTTTAATAAAAATATTTCAGATACTACACAATTACAAATTGAATATATAAATACAAATATTAAAAAACCATTAATAAAACATATCAATATCTATAATAATTGCCATAGTATTTATAGTTATACAGATGATTACGAATTATATTTGAATGACAATAAATTATTAAATATTAATGCTATTGGCACATTGACAACATCAGGAAATATAGAAACCAATAATTTATATCTCAAAGGAGATATTTATAATGCGGATGGGATATCATTATATGATAATATTTTATCATTGATGAATAATATATCATCTACAGCAAATTTAGAATTACATTCAAAAAATATTATTTTAAATCCAGGAATAGGAATCAATGACTTCTATCGAGGAGGCGTTTTAATTAATGGAAATAATATTAATGAAATTGATAATAATTTATTTCAAATTAATAATTATAATGGAAATGATAATTTATTAACATTAAATTCTATGAGTGAAAATTCATATTTTCATTTTATATCAAAAGTAAATCATCCAACCGATTTTTATAAAAAAGTTAATTCTGTTTATCGAATTGGAAATAATAATGGGATATTTGGAATTTGGAAAGAACCCACTAATACAAATGATTATAATGAAAATTATTATATTAATGGTAAAAATACTTATAATGCAGCTTTGACAATTAATTATATAAATAATAATTTTCAACTTCACACCCCTGGAACATTTACTTCTACTTCTGATAAGAGACTTAAAAAAGATATTAAAAAAATAGAGAATGCATTAGAAAAATTAATATCATTAAATGGAATTACTTATATTAATGATAATGATAATGATAATGATAATGAAAACAAAAGAAAAACAGGATTAATTGCACAAGAGGTTAATTTAGTTTTACCTGAAGCAGTTTCGACAGATAGCAATGGATATTATAATTTAGCTTATGGAAATATGGCAGGTTTGATAGTAGAAGCAATAAAAGAATTAAAAAGAGAAATTGATGAAATCAAACGAAGACTTTAAGCCTTGATATTTAACTTTCTACAGATTGTATTGAAAGTTTTTTGATCAAATTGAGTTGTTCCATTTTCAATATTAGTTATAAAATCGTGTTTCAAACTTGAAGAAATTTTTTTTGCCAAATCTTTCTGGCTTAATCCTAATGCTTCTCGTGCTTCTTTGATAATTTTTCTTTGTTCAGGTGTATAATATTTAAGGGTTGGTCTTTCATCATCATCATTTGTATCAAATTCATTCTTATATTTAATATGAATATTTGTATTTGATTTCTGATTTTGATTATTATTATTGATCTTTGGTTTAGTCAAAACAACTGGTTTAAAATCTTGATAGTTAATAAAACCACTATCCATTTTACGAGACATTATTTTAAATATATATAGAAAATTTATAGGAGATAATCATTTTTTTTCGAAATCGATATAAACATTTGATAATATATTAATCTAAAAAAATATGACACCAACTCAACAAATCCTTGATAAATTCGTTGCATCTGTTAATGTTAATGAGACTTATGCTATTGCTGATTTGGTTAATCTTCTAAAAACTGCTGCTAAAACTGGTAATAAAAAATCTAATAATGGAGAAGCGAAAGTAAAAAAGGCACCATCTGCATATAATATCTTTATTAAGGAACAAATGGAGCTATTGAAAAATGAGGGAACAAGTCCAAAAGACAGAATGCGTCAAGCAACTGCAAATTGGAATAAAATGAAGGCTGAACAAAAACCAAAAGAAGGCAGTGAAGCCTCATCTGAATAATTTAATTATAAAAAGTCCAAAAATTTGAACTTATTTTTTTGATCTCTTTTATTTCTAGGAATTTTGAAGAGTATCGCGAACCCTCATAATCGCCTTTCCAAGGCGGTTAGTGCCAGGCCATGCATCCATATCTGTTTTGATACTATCTGTGATATTCAATCCATTTCCCCAGATACTATCATATGGAGAGCATTCGACAATTAATTTATCATTTGTCTTAATAAGCATCTCTTCCAATTCTGGATGTTGGGTGAATTTCATAAGATTTGCATTATAAACAACGCGATCTGCAACTGTATTCCACTTATCAGCATCGAAATTTTTGACACTTCGCCCTAGCTTCTTTTGTTCCTTTGGCTCCTTTGCAGCCATAATAAGATCATAAGTATTTTTATCATTGAATGTTTCAGCCTTCTTTGCCATCATATATTGTTCATTGCAATTGTAATAGATCCCATCACTATCAATGAAGGGAGCATCGAGATACCATTGCGAATAAGGACCTGACTTGAAATAAACAGTATCAGCATCCTCATAAAACTTTTCATTATGATCAATAACAGCAGACATCTTTGATAGTATGTGTTAATCTCATAAAACTGAAATAATCATTTTTTTATAATTTTGGTAATAAAAAAATGATTATTTATTTTTTTGAAATTGAAATTGAAAATGGATAAGATGAATAAAAATGATATTATCGAAAGTATCAAATATCATTATTTTAAGCAAGGTAAATTATGTATGAATTTAAATAAACAGTCTAAAGAAAAGCTTATTGAACATATGATTGAAAATAATATTGATGCTATTAATAAAACTTCATTAGAAGAAGAAATAAAAAATATAGAAACATTCAATTATCTCAGAGATATCATTTACTGTAATTTTATTAAATATGAAAATATATCATATGATGTTGTCTCTACTATTACTGACAATACCTCAAATGAAGAATTATTATTAATAATAGAAAAATATGATTTGAAAAATGAAGATGATTTTAAAAATTTTAAAGATATGATATTTGATATCTATAAATCTTATAAAACTTATTGTGAGAAATCTTCTATTAAAAATGAATGCTCTTATATAACTCTCCCCAATATTATAAAAGCACTTAAGAAGATTGCCTAAATATCCTTAAATGTTTTTATGAAGGCGGCAGCAGTTGTTTTAGTATTTATAATAGGATTTGGATAATTTATTTTTGGGTCTTGTTTTGTTTCCCAATTTAAAATAACTTTAATCGGAACATCTTTTAATTCTTTTACCCATTTTTTAATATAAATACAATCTGGATCATATTTCTTCATTTGCAATGTTGGGGAAAATATGCGAAAATATGGTTGGCTATCTGTTCCAGTTGATGCACACCATTGCCAACCACCATTATTTGAAGATGGATCATAATCAACAAGAGATTTTGCGAAATATTCTTCGCCTTTTCTCCAATCTATCAATAAATTTTTAACTAAAAATGAAGCAACTATCATTCTGCAGCGGTTATGCATCCATCCAATTGTATTTAATTGTCTCATCGCTGCATCAACAATTGGAAAACCTGTTTTTCCTTGTTTCCATTTATTTAAAAGTTCCTCATTATTATTCCATTTAACTGCATCATATTTTTTTATAAAAGAATTGTTAAAAATATAGGGGAAATAAAAAGTAATATTAGCATAGAAATCATGCCAGAACAATTCACGAATAATTCCATGAGTTAGAGGCAATGAATAATAAATTTCTTTTATACTCAAACAACCAAATTTAATATATGCACTTAATTTTGTCGTTCTATCCAAATATGGATAATCTCTATCTTTATCATAATTATCAAATTGACCTTTTTTCAATTTTCCCAATATCTCCAATGCCTTTTTCCTACCGCCATTAACAGAAATAAGCTTATTTTCGACTGGTCGTAGATGATTATAATTGTTTATAGATTTTGTCTTATCAATAATAAAATTAAATTTTGTTTCTGAAAATAATGGACGAGGTTTTTTAATAATACTTTTCTTATAAAATGGCGTAAATTTAAGATAAGGCTTATTATCATCTTTCACAATTTCACCAATATTATGAATTGTATAATCTTCATATGAAATGATAGAAATATTTTTATTCGATGCCCATTTCCCAATTTCAGCATCTCTTTTAATAGCATATGGTGTATAATCTTTATTAAATGCAATGAAATCAAATTTATATTTATCATATAATTTAGAAATAATATCGATATCATTTGTTGAAGTATAAAAGAAATTGAGAAATTCCAATTCATCTAAACATTCAAATAAAAATTGAATAGCATTTTTTGAATAATATTTATTTTCCTTTTCTTCTATCTGCTTTTTGTTGAATATGAATATAGGTATTATCTCCATTTTTGGATATTTAGATATTATTTGATTTAAGGTCGTATTATCATAAGTTCGCAAATCACGCCGAAATATAAATAAAGTTTTCATTTGTAATTATTAATATTATTGTTATTATTATATGATACAATTATTATCATTCGATGTTGGGACTAAAAATATGGCTTATTGTATTGCAAATATCAAAGATGACAATAAATTTAAGGTCTTGAATTTAAATAAAGTTGATTTAAATTCATCTGGAAATATTCAGAATTTGATTGATAATACAATTGAATTTCTTGATAATATTATTAATGATCCTATTATTGATATCAATCAAAAATTGATAATCTTAATCGAATGTCAAATGACTTCAATTATGCGAACAATCCAGACTTGTATTAATACTTATTTTAAAGTTCTCAATAAACATCAAGGATTAGATATTGAAACAATTTATGTTTCACCTAAACATAAATTAAAATTGATGGATAAATATCCAGATATAGTAGTTTCAAATAAACATAAACAAAACAAACTAGATGCAATTTTTTATACAACCCATTTATTAACAAATAATGATGAATTAAGAGATATTGACATTATGAATATCATCAATACAAATAAAAAAAAAGATGATTTATGCGATGCATATTTAATGTGTGTTTATTATTATTTCATCAATCAAAAATAAATATTTTCTAATAATAGATTAAAAAATTATTTAAAATGGATCTTATGTATAATGAAAGATTTGCAAATGATAAAAAAGAAGATCTTACTCTTTCCGATTCTACAATTCTAGGAGGAATATTTAGTATTTCATTTACTATATGGTTTATATTATTATTAACTATATGGTTAGTTGGAGGTATAACTGCATTTATAGCTTCAATTGTTTGCATGTTTTATAATTCATCTATTACAGATAAAATATTTGGCTTTTTATTAGCTTTCATATTTGGTCCGTTATATTGGGGCTTTTATATATATAAAGCAAGTTATTGCAATAAATTCCCACCAGTTAATTATTATTATGAGTAGATATTTTTGTTAATTGTTTAATAACATCTGGTGTATAATTTGTTATTTTATTAGTTTCAATTGCATTTGCGAGATTTAACCAAAATTTATCAAATTTATATTTTTCATTAATTTTATTAATTTTAATAACACTTTTATATAACCATTTATATAATTTAAGTTTATTTTTAATGCTGCAATCGCCGTGATTGTAGGGGCAACTCATCCCTTTTGATAAACTGTCATGATATATACTTGGAATATAATAATTATTATCGCTAAATAATTGATAATAATATGCGTTGCATTTAATCTGATATTCCGAAAAATCAACATAAACTTCAGAATCATCAATGATGATTATTTCACTATCTTTTGCAGACTTAATTCTAGTCAATATTCTTTTTATCGATTTCTGAAATCCAGAATTGCAATTATCCTGACACATACAATCCGCTCTTGTGAATATAGGTCGATTAAATTTAATATTATTCTCTTTTTCTATCAATTTAATTTCGGTATTTGCCCATAATTTAGTTGATGCAGTATAAATATAAAATGAAACATTATTATTATATAATTCTTTCATCTTGTTCATAAAATAAATGAAATGAGGTCGAAGAAGTTTGTTGTTTTGATTATAATAAGGTGCAAGAACCTTATTTATATTAATATTAGGTCCCTTAAATCTCTTTATCAATTTATATTTGATAAAAAGATCCATTTGATATTGACAATTTCCAATTAGAGTATTATCCAAATCAATAATAAATATATATTTCTTCATATTTAATAGTAAAGAGTATTTAAATTTATAATGATTTTTTTCGTATTATTGTGGATTTTTGCAGGTTTGGCAGCATTTATGGCATCAATTATATGTTTTTTCCGTAAATCTACGGTTAGTGATAAATTTATTGGATTTATTTTAGCGTGTTTTTTTGGTCCCTTATATTGGTTTTATTTTGCTTTTAATAAAGCTTATTGCAATTAAAAAATTATTACTAATAATTAATATGGATAATATATGCAAAAAATGGAAATTGAATAAAAATAAAAATCCAATTAGCAATAGAAAAATAAAAACAAATGCTATAACTTATAAAAAATTTATGAGGTTGTGTAATGGTAATGATAATGGTAATGATAATGGTAATGGAAATGGTAATGATAATATCTGTAAAAGATGGCTTTTAAATAAGACTAGAAATCCGATAAGTAATATTAAATTAAAAATTGATGGTCTTATGTATAAAAAATTAATTATGTTATGCGTTAATAATAAAATTTATAATTTATTTAAACCTTTAATAAAAAGAGTTACTGCTAATATTATTGATCGTATAAATTATTTTACAATTATTAATAATTATATTAATAAAATTAAAAATGGTTGTGTTGAGAAAAATGATAATAAAATTATTTTAGGAGATAGAATTATTATTGATAAACAAATTGGGAATATTGGGAAATATGGAGTTGTTTATAAAGCACATTATAACCCTACAAATATTCAAAAAAAAGAATTAGGAAATGTATTTAAATTTGTTATTAAAGTTTGCGAATTTAATAATATGAATAAAAAAGAAATAGAAACAGGAAAAATTTTAAATAAATTACTTATTGATTTTAAATGCCCTCATTTTCCTTTCTTATATGGTTATATTAAATGTGATAAAAAACAAGATTTTATATCAGAATATTTCTCATTCGAAAAGTCATATTTGATTGTATATGAATTGGCAAATAGCACATTATCACAATTAATTTTAGATTTATTCATGAATACTCAAATAAGTATTGATCTTAATGATATTATTAAAAATTCATTAATTCAAATATATTTATCAATGATTTTTTTTAATAAATATTCTGGTCTCAATCATAACGACACCCATTTCAATAATTTCTTATATCATAAAATTAAAAAAGGCGGACATTTTCATTATAAATTTTATGGTAAAGATTATTATCTTGAAAATATCGGTTATTTATGGGTAATTAATGATTTTGGAATGGTATCCAAATTAAAATCATCTATTTCAGATTTAAAATTTTTTACTGAAAAAATGCTAACTACTTATATAAAATTAGAAATATTTAATGATGATATCAATAAATTCATTAATGATATGATGAAATTATTATCAAAAAAAAATGTAAAAATAAATACTATCATTGATTTTATTATAAAATTTTCACCTCAAACAAAACCAGACAAAATAATAAATATTACTCCTTATATAATAGAATAATGGATAATGATTGCAAAAAATGGCATTTGAATAAAAATATAAATCCTATTACAAACAGAAAGATAAAAACAAATGGTGCCGTTTATATGAAATTAAGTCGCATTTGTGGTAATGGTAATGATAATGATAATGGTAATGATAATGGTAATGATAATGGCAATGGTAATGGTAATGATAATTGCAAAAGATGGCTTTTGAATAAGAACATAAATCCTATTACAAATAGAAAAATTAAAGATAATGGACCTGTTTATAATATGTTTAATAAATTATGCAATAAAAAAAAAGAAAATAAAAAAGAAGAGGAGATAATGAAGGAAAGAGAAGAAGCAGGTGAAAAGATTTTAAAAATATTCAAACCATTTGCTAAAAGAGTAAGTGCTAATATTATTGATCGTATTAATTATTATATTATTGTGCGTAAATATATTAATTATATTAAAAAAAAATATAAAAATAATTGTATTCATACTTATAAAAATATTAATACTGAAAAATTGCTAAGTGTTGGAAAAAATATAATTTTAGATAAAAAATTGGGAGCTGGTACATTTGGTGTTGTTTATAAAGCATATTTTAGACCCAATGATATTAAATATAAAAAATTAGGTAAAATGTTTAAAATGGTTGTTAAAATATGCGAGATAACTGATAAGAATAAAAAAGAAATTGATATTGCTAATAAATTGACTGCATTAGTATTAAAAATGGTTTGTCCTCATTTTCCCATTTCTTATGGATATTTAACTTGCAATAAAAATAATGAACCAAATTATAGTAAAATATCTTCTGCAATCTCATCATCTATTAGTGATAGTAGCAGTAGTTATATACATCCTGATTTATTCTCATTTAAAAATAAATCAAAATTATATTTAATTGTAAATGAGTATGCTAATAATGCATTTCCATTTATGATTGAATATATATTTAGAAAATATAATTTAATTATTGCATCATCTATTTTAAATAATATGATTATTCAAATATTCATCTCTATGATCTTTTTTCAGCATTATACTAAACTTGTTCATTATGATACACACGGTTTTAATTTTTTAGTTCATTATATTAAAGATGGTGGATATTATCACTATAATATTTATGGAAAAGATTATTATCTAAAAAATACAGGTTATTTAATAGTTATAAATGATTTTGGTTTGGTAAAATCAATAAATCAAAAACCAATAAAAACAGATTTTATTATATTTATTAAATTTTTTGAAAGAATTATCAAAAAATATAAAAATTTTATATCAAACGATATTATCTATTTTTTAAGAAATATATCATTAAATAGATCTGATTTATATAACCATCTATTTTATTTTATGAATAAATGCTTTCCTCAAAATTTAATTACATCTAAACCTTCAAATATCATTAATAAAACACCTTTCATTATTTCATAATAATATCATAATAATATAGAAGAATAATATGTCATCATCAGAAAATAATAATTTTACTTTAAATAATAGAATTAAATATTATAAGTTGGTTAAAAATTATATATCACGACATTTAAAAACCGATCCTAAAAATTGCATTAATGTTAAAGATAATAATATTAAAATTGGATCCAATATTATCTTAGATAAAAGAATTGGTAGTAAAAGTGCATGGGGTTTAGCATTCTTATCTCATTATTTTGTTAATAATTCAACTAAATTAATTTTTGCAACAAAAATTGTTGATTCATCTAAAAGTAATAATTTAATGGAATATAATATATTAAAATTGCTTACTTTGCTAAATTTTAAAAACAAAATTTGCCCCCATTTTCCTATTTGCTATGGTGCTTTAAAATGTGATGATTATAGTCGCAATATTATTAATGATAATATTGATCTTGGAAAATTAAAACATAAGAAATTGATATTTATATTTAGTGAATTGGCAAATAATAATCTAAATCATTTATTAAAACATTCTAATGACAGTAAAATATTATTAAATGCTGTTGCTCAAATTATGCTATCAATTATGTTTTTTAATAAATATACAAAATCATTTCACAGTGATGGGCATAGTGGAAATTTTTTATATCATCAAATAAAACCAGGCGGATATTTTCATTATGTTATTAATGATGTTGATTATTATATTGAAAACTTGGGATATTTATGGGTAATTTGGGATTTTGGTTTAATTGCCCCTTTTTCTTTATTTAATAATGATAGTAGCAGCAGTAGCTATAATTATAAATATTATAAACCTATGTCTATTAATTATGATTATAGAAAAACTTTATTAAGTATAAAAAAACATAATAAAACAAGAAATACTTTTTCTAATATTCAAAGTATTTTAAATAAAATCCATAATTATGATTTTACATATAATTTTAATAAAATGCCTGATTTGATTAATACGGTTTTACAATCGCTTCAAAAATATACTAATAACAGTTTTTTAACAGCTCTACCACCTAAATCAAAAATTATCAATAAAAAACCATTTAGATTTTAATTAAAATTTATCTATTTTTTTTATAATCATTCAAAAAAATGATTATTATATTTAAAGTCATAATAATTACGACCAAAATATGACGACTACTATTATTACTTGCAATATGAATTGCATTTGTGCAAATCCAGATTGTTTATTCGGACATTGTATTCCATATAAGGAGCGAAAAAATTTTATTAAAATTTATAATTCTATTCCTAATAAAATTAATGACGAACCTAATATGGATATGAGAAAGAAAAATTGCACATTTGGACAATTATGCGAAAAAGAAAGTTGTGGTTATAAACATCGTCTTTCATTTGCAAATCGTGAAAAACTAATTGTTGCATATAAATTTAATAAAATATGCCCTGATAATTCTGCAATCGTAAAAAAGATTAATGTTGTTTATAAAGAAGATGAAGTAAAAATTTATAATTCTTTCTCTGCTTTGGATGAAATTCCAATTGAAGTAGAACAAAAACAACAAAAACCTAAAATTATTGAAAATCAAAAATCATGGGCATCAATTGTCATAAATGAGAAAAATAAAATTATCCCAAAAATTGAAAATTATGTTCCTTTAAACTGGGAAGAATATGCTGATGACGATTTCTTAATGGAATTTAAATAATCAAATTTTTCAAAATATAAACAAAATATTTTTTTTTGTTTTTTAATGTTTAAAATTAAAACAAAGAATTTAAAAAAATGATTTTTAGTTATAAATATTATATGCAACAATGGAAGGTTGTTTATACAAAAATTATGCTTCTGATAGCTATTGTTTGATTGATAGTGTTGCTTCTTATTTCGTCGTTATGATTGATTTGGAAACATTTGAACAACAATTTATTCAAAAGGATGCAATTGAAAAAGAATTTGAATTAATTGAATTTAATTCAAAAAATATAAATGAAGTTCTTTATAATTATGAGATGTTTCAAAATGAGATTGATATGGCTGATTTCAAGGATTTCAATTATATCATTTTCAATCAGACCAAGCATTATATCAGAAATTGGAGGGATGTTTATAATTTCATCCTAAATCCAAATTGAGATAATAAAAATAATATAAATGTTAAAAGATGGAAACTTTTGGCATTTATATTAAAGTTCCCTTGAATATATTTCAATGTGGAATAGATAAAAAGATGATATCAAATGATTTGATAGAAAATAATAAAGAATTTAATTATTTTTTCTTTGATGAACAAGCTTGTGAAAATTTTATTTTAAATAATTATCCAGATAATGTTTATAATGCCTATAAATCATTGATACCATTTGATTATAAAATGGATCTGTGGAAATATTGCATTTTATATAAATATGGTGGAATATATATTCATAATAAATTCAAAAATAATATAAAATTGATTGAATTGATTGATAATAATTTTTTTGTCAATTATAAAAATCATTATTATAATAAATTATTGATAAGCAATGATTTTATAATAACAAAAAAAAATAATCCTATATTTATGATAGCAATAAATGAGATTATCAAAAATATCAATAATAATTATTATGGCGTTGATATGACTTATCCAACTGGAGCTGGATTATTAGGAAAAATTATTAATAATAATTTATTTCCAGTTCCTATATATTTAAATTATGATGGAAAAAATATATTATTCAAAAAAACAATAATAATGAAAACAAAAGATGATTATAATAATAATAATAACAATTCATTATATTTATGGCTAACCAAAAAGATATATGATAAACAAAAATAAATTTTGCTTATTTTTCTGTGATTTTATAATCTCAATTATAAATCATTTTTAGCGATGAAATCGCTGAGATCGATGCTGCATTCCTTAAATATATGTCGAGGTTGTCCGTGATAATATTCCGTAACATAATTCGCAATTTTATCAGGTCTAACTTTATAAGCAATGATATCATCAGACCAACAGGTGGAAACATAAATTATTTCGGTGATAATATCATTGTCATATATCACAAAGAATTGTTTATCTCTGTAAAATTTGACAATCCGATTATTTGGCTCTTCTCTGATATATGGCTCAATATGCTTTCCATCTTTATCACAGCGAACCATAAAATTCTTATCACCATAATAATAAGTGTCATCATCCATCTCAAGGAAATATTCAATCATATCTTCATTAGTATTAGACGACATCTTGCAATGCGTTAATAAATGATATAAAGACAACAAATCATTTTTTTAAGTATATTCTTATAAATTAAGTAAAATTTATTTTATATTGAAATTAAAGTAAATAAAGTAAAAAATGATTATTGATTTTAAAAGTAGTTATTTATCATACACAATTAAAAATGCGTGTCATTGCTATTATTATGATCTCTTTCATTTTCCTTATGAATATTCAGACAATTGATTGCCGTTATTATAATAATTTCATAAGAAATATGAAAAGGTCAATTGTAAGAAATTGCAATAATAGGGCATTATATATGACAAATAATAGCGAGGTTTATGATTGCATTATGAAAAAGGAAATGAACTGCCATCAACTTGAAAATTATACTGAGTATTCTGAAATTTCTGAAAATTGCATTAAAATTAATCGCAAACAATTTGAATTAGGAATTGTATATTCTGTTGCAATGTGGATTGGATTTGGATTATTTGCCGCAATTATGTCTGGTGCTTAAATATGATTTAAAGAAGATCATAAAAATACAAAAATTAGCTTTTTTGTATTTTTTATGATTATTTTCAAGTTTTTATATTATTAAATAAATTTAAAAATGAAATTAAAAATAACTCATAATCATGGATTTTTTTCTTGTTCAACAATGAGATTGCATTATATTATTAATTATTTTAATTTAAATAAACAACTTCCAGATGAAGTAGATAGCACAGATTGTTACGGATGGTATAAAAAAGAAAATGAGAATGACATAACCTTTAATTATTTTAAACATTATAATGAAACAAATGAAATAATTAAATATGAAAGAGAAATTGATTATAGAGAATGGTATCAATTTAGATATTATACAAAACTTGACTTTGATGGAAAAATACCTTTTATAAGAAAATATTTTACACCATCAGATAAAATTAATGAAATAATAAAAGAAATGGAAGATAAATATAAATTAAATTATGAAAATATTTATGTTTTATTTTTTAGAGGTAATGATAAATCGTCAGAAGTTGAATTGCCATCCTATGAAAATTATATACATTTTGGAAAATTAGCATTATCTCAAAATCCAAATATAACATTTTTAATACAATCTGATGAAACAAATTTTATAAATAAAATGGCTCAAACATTTCCAAATCATATAATCTTCAAAGATGAAATAAGACATATTCAAGACAACTCAACAACCGTTGATAAAGTATTCAAAGAAACCAATCATACATATTCGATGTATTATTTAGCTATTACAATAATTATGAGTAAATGCTATTATGTTTTTTGTAATTCTGGCAATTGTTCAATATGGATAATATTATTTAGAGGTAATTCAAATAATATCGTTCAATTTTGTGCATATGATTGGGTTTAAGAATAATTAGAATAATATATAAAGTTTATTTAGTTATTTTTTAAATAATTGATGGAATTGACAACACAACATGATGGCGGCTTTTTTTCTTGTTGTTCAGTTCGATTACATTTCTTAATAGAATTTTTTAATAAGCATAAAGAATTGCCTGTCAGTTATGTAACAAAAAAATATTTTTGGTGTAATAAAGATGATATTGATGAAGATTTAACTTTTCATTATTTCAAACATTATAATGAAATAATGAAAACTATAAATTATGAAAGAGATATTGATTTTAAAGAATGGTATCAATATAAACTTTATAATAAAATGGATATGGAGGGGCTGCTTCCTTTTATAGAAAAATATTTCACACCTTCAGATTTTATCATAAATATTCAAAAAGAAATGGAAAAGAAATATGATTTAGATTTTGATAATATTTGTGTTTTATTTTTTAGAGGAAATGATAAAGCAACAGAAATAGAATTGCCAACAATTGATTATTATATTGATAGTGCAAAAGAAATTCTAGAAAAAGAACCAAATATAAAATTCTTAATTCAATCAGATGAAACGAATTTTATTAATCAAATGAAAGATGAATTTCCAAATAATATCGTATTTAATGATGAAATACGGCATATGTATAAAAAAAATGCAACTGTTAATCACATATCAGATAAACAAAAAAATTATAAATATTCTTTATATTATTATGCAATAACTCTAATTATGAGTAAATGCAAATATGTTATTTGCAATGCTGGAAATTGCTCATTATGGATTATGTTTTATAGACAAAATGCAAATAACATAATTCAATTTTGTGCATGTGAAAATATGTGATCATCATTAAATTCATTACTATTCTTATTTTTATTATTATCAGAAATTAAAAGTTTTGTATATTCCAAAAGAAAATAGAAAACATAATGCTGCATATCTTGTTTTAATGTATTGTTATTATCGTCGTCATCATCATTAAACGCACAATCATTATTTATATGTTTTATCTTATTATATTGTTCTTCAGTAAAATATTCTTTAGACTTCATAATATCTATAATAAAGTCATTTAATCTAATAAGCATAATCACATAATTATACAAAAGATTTTTTAATTTCAAATCCTGAATTTGTTATAATAGAAAAATCCAATTCCCATTTAATTTTATTTCTTTCATTCCAAGTTTTATAAGCATCTTTTATATGCATTTCCAATTCTTCATCTGTAAAATTATTTATTTTTTTAATATGCATATTTATTTTATCCATATTCTTTCTTCTTTTTGAATGTCCGTAATGAGTTGCAGAATGACATAATTTGCATAAAGCAATAATTCTGACCAATTTTTGAATTTTCGTTTCTTCGTTAAATTCCCATCTTTCGTGGGCTTCTAAATATTTACTTCTTTTACATCCGCAACATTCACATTTATTATTAACCCTTTCATAAATATAATGTCTAATTAAATTCCAATCGCATTCATTAAAAATAGATCGAACATTATTGAAATAACTGGTTTTTGGTATCATATCTATATATAACTTATTAGAACCAAATGTTCTATCTTCTCCTATAATAGTTATATCAGATTTATAAATATCATATAATGAACACAATTCATTGCTTTCATCCTCGCAATACCATTTTTTAGTTTTTGCATCCCATTTTCCACCAAGATTTTTAGCAATTTTCCTATCATTATATGGAATATTTAAATAAATCATTTTTTACATATCTATTTATATTTTTATATAAAAAAAGACCAAAAAAATGCTTTTTGGCTTCTTCTTCTTTCTTTCCTTTTTATAATGAAAATGAGATGCTCCGCATATTCATTCGATTTTCAATCAAATCTGCCAATTCATCATAGGTTTCATCATAATCTGCATCGTCATCTTCTTCAACTTCGAGAACCTGGCGAAAATTATTTTTATTGATATCTTTATTATAAAAGCAATAGACAATCAACATAATTGATAATTATTATTAATATAAAACTATCATTTTTATTTATTTTTTCTTTTAATTTAAAACAAAAAATATTTAAGGATTATTTTTGTTTTTTTTAAATCAATTTTTAACGAGGAATAAAGGACGATCTGATATTCAGTCTATTTTCAATTGCAATTGATAATTCGTCATATTCATCAGGTTCATAAATATATTCGTCAGGGTCACAATCATAAACTGAATTATATTTATTTTCATTATTCACATCATTATTCTCATCATCTTCATATACATCACCACCAATAGTAATATACATTTGATAAACAGTCAAATAAATTTTAATAAAATTATAATCATTTTTATTTATTTTTACTTATGAAATCAAAAAAATTATTTTTTGATTTTTTTTGATTTTATGTTTTTAAACAGAAATTTTAATGGCTGTAGAAAACCGATTTTCAATTGAAATTGCCATCAGATCATATTCATCTTCATAAATGAAATCATCATTATTATAATCAATTTCTTCATTATAATAAGGATCAAATTTAAAAATCTCTTCGTCTTCATAAATTTCTCCACCAATAATGAACATAATGAAATGTGTATGAATATTGACATTATAAAAATGATCAATTTTCATAAAAAATATAAATAAATCTATACATAATTATCTTTTCCAAATTTCATAAAAATATTGACTACAAGGCATAGTAAAATAACAATTTAATAAAGGTTGATCATAACAACAATTAAAATTATTTTGAATTAATATTTTATCAACATATTCTTTTTGTTTAATATCAGTATAATCATTTTCCATTATAATTAATTTAACATTATCTAATATTTCTGGCATATCTAATAAAATATAATAAAAAGCTCCTTCACAATCTAAAATTAATGTATCAAAAATAATATTATATTTTTTGTTAAGTTCTTCTAATGATATATTATTAACCCAATTATAACCATTAATAAGGATATCAGAAGGAATTGTTGTCCGTCCTCTTTGAATTAATTTTTTTTTTGATAATGCAGAATTTTCAATATAAAAATTTAAATTATTCAATTGCTTATTTTCTTCTAACTGTTTTGAATTTGTTATATCACTTTCTAATACAACCAAATTTTCACTATTTTCTAATAAACTTGCTATTATTAATGAATTTTTACCAATATTACCTCCAATTTCTAAAACCTTACTTTTTTTATTTAAAATAGCAAATGTCATTAATTGTTCTGGTAATTCTTCATTGAAAGTTCCATAATTAATATTTAATTTTGAATATATATCATTTATAGTTATTGCTTTTATTTCATTATTATTTAAATCAATATCAATTCTATAATTATTATCATATGCATTTATTTTATTTCCATCATTAATAAATATTAAATTTTCATTATTAGGATCAGGATTACCAAAAAAATATTTTCGAATTTTATCATAATTTGGAATTGTTATATGATTATCAATCATTATATTATTTTCGCATATTTTAGTAATATTTATATTATTTTCAAGTGTTCCATAATATATTTGCATATTTTTATATAAGGCTATTTAAATAAAATCTTTAAATGAAATATTTATCTTTCGATAATATTATAATTGCATTTACATTCTTTAAAGATAAGTTTAACAAAATCGATGAATTCATAACATCTATTAAATGAATTGCAAGTATATAAATCCATTGATACCTTTTTTTCTTCAACAAAAGTATGAATTGATAGATGCGATTCGCTCAAAACATAAACACCAGTAACTCCAAATGGTTGAAATTGATGAACCGCCTTTGCAACAACATTTAAATTAAATTTTTCAATAATCATATCCAATATCTTAATAATTGAACTTTCATATTTTAGAATTTCATTATTATCATCATTATTATCATTACCATTAATATCATAAATATCAAGAATAATATGAGTTCCCTTAGTTATAAGTGGATGAGATGATGAAGAATTCATATTAATGTTAATGTTAATTATAAATTATTATTTATATATAATTAGAATTAAATTAATGGTTTTACAATCATCAGGACCAATAAAATTTTCACAAATAAGAGCTGAATTTAATCCAACTGGAAGTGATAGTTTAATTAGATTAAGTAATTATAATAATAGTATTAGTATACCATATTATTATGGTTCATTACCAAGTCCTAATAGTAGAATATCATTAAATAATTTTTACGGAATATCAACTGTTCTGTATAATAATAACTATGTAATTATAGAAAATAAGTTAGTAAAAAATGCGTTAGTTACTAATGGTGCAACTTATTTTATATATACAAATACAGGTAATTATGTAAATAAATTATTATTTAATCGTAATACTTATTGTTCAATTTTATTAGTTGGTGGTGGAGCTCCTAGAGGAGGACCTTCAAGCAGGTCTGGTTATTTATTATCAGGAGGTGCTGGTGGAAATGTTAATTATATAAGTAGTTATTTATTTTATGAAAATACATCATATGATGTATTTGTTGGAGATAGTCAAAAAGCATCATATATAACATCAAATAATAATAATTTTTTTTATACTAATGGTGGAACCGAAAGATTAGATTTTTTTGCAGGAGGTACTAATACGCAATTTTATAAAAATAATATACTTATTAGTACTTATACAGGTGTTACAGGATTTAGTTATTATTCTGATGATATTGGCGGTGGAGGTTCAGGTGCTGGTGGAAATGCATATAGCCTAAATACATATAGCGTAAATGGTGGTATTGGATATTTATCAACAATAACGGGTAATTCACAATATTATGGAGGAGGTGGTGCTGGATATTCATATGATTACGATAATAATGTTTTGTTTAGTAATGGATCAAATTATGGTGGATTTCCTTGTACATATGGTGGCGGAGGTTCATATAACTTAGCCCCACAACAAGGATGTGTAATAATTTCACCGAATAATATATATCAGGAAATATATGTTAATGATAATCAAGTTGATTGGATATATAATTATAATCTTTCAATAAAATATTATATATTTTTAACAAATAATAAAAATTCAATTAAATTTGTTGGATCAGTACCTGGTGGTAAGCTTTTAATTGTTGGTGGTGGAGGTGCTGGTGGTTTTTATCAATATTATGTTAGTTCATTTTATGTTCAAGTAGGTGCAGGTGGTGGTGGTGGATTTGTTTATTATCATAATTCTTTTACTTTTTTAGGTGGTACTTATACTATAAATGTGGGAAATTATGGAAATCCATCAATAATTACTTTACCATTTAATACTACTATTATGGCAGCTGCTGGTGAAAATGCAAAATCACCATCAGGTGTAGTACGTCCTACTATTGGTGGTAATTCTGGTTCAACAATACATGGAATTAGTGGATCAACTTCATATACTGGAGGTAATGAAACTTTATTTACATCTCTTCCAAACTCGTATTATATTGGAGGATCTGGTGCTGGAGCATCTGGTAATGGAATTAGTGGACAACAAAATTTTGCAAGTAGATTAGGTGGAACAGGTTATACTTGTGATATAACAGGAACTAATGTTATATATTCACCTGGAGGAAACGGTACAGATACTAATAATAATTCAACTAATTATGGAGCTGGTGGAAATTCAGCTAAAAATGGAAATCCAGGTTGTGTAATTATTCAATTACCAATATAAAAAATGAATTTCTTATTATAAATAATAATAACAATGATTATTGGAGCGCATATACCGAGAGAAAAGACCATTATTAAAACAATGGATGAAATAAGAAAAAGAGGAGGAAATGCTTTGCAGATATTTACAACAAATCCGAGAAGTATGAGAATTACAGATAATTCTAAATATATTAATGAATCGCATCTAATTAAAAAATATTGTAATATTAATAAATTTGCTCTTGTGGTTCATGGTCCTTATGTTTTAAATATTGCTAATCCTTTCAAATATGGAAAGAAAGATCTTGATATAACTGATACATTCATTTATAATGATATTGTCACTGCAAATTATATTGGTGCATTAGGTTATGTAATTCATGTTGGAAAAGCTCTTAAAAATCCTATTCCAGAAGCATTAGAAATGATGAGAATGAATATAAAAATGCTTTTAGATGAAATGGATAAGAATAATATTAAAACTAAACTTATTTTAGAAACTCCAGCAGGTCAAGGAACAGAACTTTTAGTCGATTTCAGAGATTTCATAAGATTTTATTATTCATTCACAGAAAAAGAAAGAAATTTATTTAAATTATGTATTGATACTTGTCATATTTGGAATGCAGGATATGAACTACACGAAATATTATCATTCCTTCCTGATAAAAATGATATTATCATAATTCATGCCAATAATAGTAAGAATATTAAAAATGCTAGAGTAGATAGACATGATGTAATTTTAGAGGGAAAAATTGACCCTGAAGATATTAAAGCTTTCGTCAAAGAATTTGATAATTCAATTATCATTTTAGAAACTCCATCTGAAAATTATAAATATGAAATTGATTTTATCTTGGATTAAAAACAAGCTTTTGTCGAGTATTTTCATTAAATTTTATTTTTGCATTATCATCCTTCATTTCATATGATGGACCATAATTAAAAACTTCAGCCCATTTCATTTCATCCCTTTCTGTTGATTTGAATATACAAGTTTTTTTATCAATATAAGCACCATTTAAATATTTCGGATTTATTCTATAATTAGCATCATTATTTTCAGTAGTAGGACAAATTGTATAACTTTTAAACATAATATTATTATATTTATTAAAATTATCATTTAAAGCATTAATAGTAGCACAAGAAATAGCATCGGACATATCTTTCAAACTCAAATCCGCCATTTAATTAATTTTATCTATATATATATAGAAAATAATGGTAAATACAGAAATAACAAAAGTTGATGATAAACATGTTGAACACCTTAAAAAAGACCTTACAAAAAATGGAGGAATAGTTTTATATCATTGGAGTAATTGCGGACATTGTCGCAGTTTTATGCCAGTTTGGGATCATGTAACAAAATTATTACAAAGCTATCCATCTTATAAAATTGAATATGATTATATGGCTCAAGCTCCACGCTATTTTGGTCATATAACTTCATTTCCTCGAATAGTAGCTTATTTTAATGGTCAGAAATATGAATATGAAGGAAGCCGAGATCCAGATTCATTAACTCAATTTATTAAAAATAAAATCCCTTCATCTTTATCTCATCATCATAGTCATCATAGTCAAGATAGTCATCATTCATCTGAAAAGAAGATAGTTAAGCAAACTAAAACTAAGAAAGCAGCTGTTAAGAAAACCAAAAAAGAAAAGAAATAAAGATATTTAAAGCATTATTTAAATTATTTGATATAATGGATAATAATAATTTAATCGAGGATATTATTATGAATAAAAATGAACCAACTGCGGAAGAAATAGAAACATTTAAAGTTCTTGTTAGTGATTGGTTTAAATATGATGATGCTATAAGAAAATTGAAAATTGCAATTAGAGAAAGAAAGACATTGCAACAAGTTTTAAATAATAAGATTGAGGAGTTTATGTTCAAATATAATTATAATGATTTGAATACTCAAAATGGAAGATTAAAAACTAATGTTCGAAGTGTTCATAAACCTGTTAATATTAAAGATATAAGAGAAATTATAAATACTAATAAACATTTAACTGGTGAAGAATTATTAATAAAGATTTTTAATAAAGAAGAAAGACCTATAATTGTTAAAAAGAGTATTAAACGAATTATTCCGAAGGTATCAATGAGTTTGGACATTTAAATTAAATTCATAATTTGTTGAATAATATGCACATCTTAAATTATATTTTCTTATAAAATTAGCACATTTCTCACAAGGCTTGGATAATTTTAAACAATTATTATAAATAGCCGGTCCAATACGAACAACATAAATATCGCATTCATCTAAAATCATTTTGTTTTTAAATACTTGACTAATTGCAGCAACTTCTGCGTGAATACTATTATTATCATTTAAATGATTAACTATATAATTAAAGCCACATCCAACAATTTTATTTTTATGCACAACAACAGCTCCATGTTTTTGTTGCATCGTTGAATATTTAGCAATTTCTGCTGCTTTATCTAGAAACATTTGATGTTTTTTTGAAACTTCCGAATTTTGACTTTCGGTTTGCCTCCGTCTAGTAAATACCATAATAAATTATTTTATATCAAAATTTTTAATTACAAAAAATCATTTTTTATGAAAAATAATTTATGATGAGATTTTTAAATTTCTTTTTATGATATAAATCTATAAACATATTTCGTGTTTTCTGTTTTTGGAATATAAGATCATTATGATATTTCTCTTGTTTTGTTGGAGGATATTTTAAACACCAATCAATTAAATTTTTATAATCAATAATTTTTTTATAATCATATTTATATTCATATGACATATGCATTATGGCTCTTGCAATTATTCCCTTGCTTTCATCATCTGGGCAAAATAACTTTCCCTTAGTATTTACATAATTATTACTGTCATATAATTGTTTAAAGGTTTCATTATAATTATCAACATATTTATAATTTGATCTCATATTATTGATATAAGGATCGCATTTAAAAATATTGTGCATATCATTATAATGTTTCTTATACATATAACACTTCGGAAAGACATGTTCTAAAGTTATTTTTGAATGTTTTATATTTGAATATATAAGAGGAGTAGTATTTCCAATTAATACACTTTTAAGGGTAAAAGAAAACGCCAAATTAACCATTATGAATATTTTTAAATTAATTAAATTAATCATTTTTTAATAATAGATAGTATTAAAAATGTTATTTTATATTTTTATAATTATTCTTTTGCTTGTTTATATCTTCTTTATTGTCAATTCTATTATCTGGTTAAAAGATAAAAATATTAAAAATATTAATGATAAAATCGTCAAATATATTATATATACTGATATAATATTTTTTACTATTTTATTATTATTTATTTTATATCTATTCTTCTATAATAAAACCATCAAAATATGTTAATGTGAATGTAAATGTAAATGTAAATGTGAATGACAATCAAATCTTATTTTTTTAATATATATATATTATGTAGAAATATATATATAAATGCCTTCGAAATCATCAATGCGAAGTAGTAGTCGTTCATCATCAAAATCATCATCATCATCAAATGTAATGTGGATAATAATAGGATTATTAGTAGTTGTTATATTATTAATGGTATTTATGGGAAATCGTAAGTTTTTTGAAACTTTTGCAAATGGAGGAAAACCAGTACTTCAATATTTTTATATGGAGACTTGCGGACATTGTACTGATTTTACTAAAAATGTATGGGATAGTTTTGAAGCTGATGTAAATAGCAATCCAGATAAATACGAGTTTTCAGTTGCTAAATATAATTTATCAGATCAAGGAGAAGGGAAAGTATTATCTGATAAATATAATATAAATAGTGCTCCAACTTTAATTTTAGTTATGTCGGATGGAAAAAATTGGGTTGAATATAAAGGTGATCGATCAAAAGCTGATTTAATTCGTTTTATTAATGAAAATAAGAATAAATAAAAAATTTATATATTAATATAAAAATGAATAAGATTTCACTCCATGATTTATATGAAATCAAGAAAAAGAAAGATAGCAAGATTTGTGAAGCTTTTAATGTTATCTTAAATGGATGTAATAAGAAAATAAAGACAATAGCTGAAATGGGCGGACAATCTCTTTATTATTCCATACCTCCCATAATTATTGGATATCCATTATATGATTATAATAAATGCTTGAATTATATTATAACAACACTTCAAAAAAGTGGATTATTTGTATCAGTTATTTTAAATAAAAATATGATATATATATCATGGAAAATTGAAGATATTTCTAAAAACCCTAAAAATCGCTTACTTCTTCATTAAAAGATTTCATATACTCTGATATATCGTGAAATCCTTGTAATATTAATGATTCAATATCATCTTCTGATATATTAAATTTTAATTCTTTTTTTGTAATTTCAAAATTATAAAAGGTTTTGAAATGACTTTTTGTTATAATCAACGGATTTTTAAAATTCTCAATTCTGTTTATATATGATTGTTTTGTTGAATATGAATATAAAATATCGCATATTTGTTTAAAATAATCAGTCAAATTAATGTCTTCATCTTCATTCAAATCTGGAATTGTTGTAATTTCATAATCTGCTTTAACATAAATAGCTACACATAAAATATTATTATGATTAATATTTTGAAATACATCATATGGAAGATTATTTGATATGCATCCATCAACATAATATGCTTTATTAATTCTAACAGGTTTTGATAATATTGGAATACACATTGATGCAGATATGGCATCAAAAACAGAAATATTTGGCGTGTCATCAACATTAAAAATAAAATTTATTCCATCATTAATTCTCGTTGTGCTAACATAAATATTAACACCTGTTAATTTAGACAATTCCATAAATGTCATATCATCAACATTATATTTATTCTTAACATATTCTCTAATTTCTTTTAAATATAATTTAGGATCATTAAAACCTAAATTCATAAAAATATCAACAATTTTATTAGAAGGAATTATTCTTAAATTTGTATCATTAATAGTTTTTATGACAATTTTTTCAAGTTCTTCAATTGGAATTTTTAATGCAAATGCTAAACTAAAAAAAGCACCCATCGAAGTCCCAGAAACATTTTTAATATAATTATCAAGTTTATTAAAATAAATATATCTCAGAATACCCAATAAACATAATGATCTTATTGCACTTCCAGAAAAAACTAAATGTGTAAAGTATTTCATTGTTTTTTATTTAAGTTTTGATTTTTATATACTTTTTTTTGCAATAATTATAGCTAATTTAGTTATTTGATCACATAATAATATTATAATTATTCCTATGAATATAAATAAAAATAAATTATATAGATTAACATCAACTTTAATATTATTTGTATTATTTGTAAATTGTTCTATATTATTTACTTTTATTATTTTTTCCTCCTTTTTTTTAAAATTATCTCTCAAATTTTTTAAATAATCTGCTAAATATGGTGTTGTTCTATATTCAGGAGATGTATCTTTATTATTAGTATTTATATCATTAATATTCAAATATGCATCATATTCATCAAAATCATATGGTTTAATTGAAAAATTATCAACTTTGAAATTGCCAGTATCTAATAAAGATGTTTCAATTGCTTTCTTATATGCTTTCTCAGAATTGCTATCAACCGGATATTCATAATTTGGAGCTTGTATAGGAGAACAAGTCTTTTTTACATATTCTGCTCTTTCTTTATAAGGGTTATAATTACCATTAGCATTACCATTACCATTAGCATTACCATTAGCATTACCATTAGCATTAGCATTAGCATTACCATTAGCATTACCATTACCGTTAGCATTACCATTAGCATTACCATTAGCATTGCTAAATCGATCGCAAGTTGGCATTTTTAGACCTTGCTTATCATAATAGCAATCAGAATTATAGGAATAATCACCTTGGAAATTTTCAGTTAATGGTTCTTTTTTTTTGCATTGCTTTTTAACATTATAATTAGGATAAGCTTCTTCAAGCGTTGCAAATTGCATTTTCTATTATAATTATGGAAAAAATAATAATATAATTTAAATTATTAGAATGATTAGACATATAGACCTCTTTGCACGATATATTATAATAGGTATATTGTCAGCATATTTATTAATTTATGGGTTGCGACCTGTTGTTCCTTATCCTGAATATATCCTTGAAATTGGGGAACATTACTGGATGTTATTAATCTTAGTTATTATTAATTATTATTTGGCTTTATGGGATTTGAAGATAGGATTATTATTTGCATTATCTATAATTGCTTTAGTATTTGATTTATTTATATTTGGAAAATGATATATAAGGGATTTTTGAATTTGTATTATTAATGAATGGCAGACAATAGGAATGATAATATTAATGATAATATGAATACTTCAAAAGATTTATTATTATCTTCTATAAATTGTTTTTATAAAGGAAATGACAAATATAAACTTATATTAAAAGATATAATTGAGGGAAAACATGAATTATCATTAAGAATGATTGATTGGCTTGTTACTCGATATGCTAAAAATAATAATATTATTTATTGGATTAGTGATGTTGATGATAAGATTTATCATAATTTACCTGATAATTATTCGAGTGAAAAATTTAAAAAGATAACATTATATTTAGATTATAGGGCACAATTAAAATCGTTTAAAAAATTTAATTTCGATGCCTTTAGACGACACGAAAGAATTAATTTTAATATAACAGAAACTGAAGAAATTGAGACAACAGTCGGACAATTAAATTTTTTTAAATGGGCATTTAATAATAAAATAATTACATATGCAATTGAAAATCAAAAAAAGATTTATGAAAATATGTCCAAATTTTCATATAAAAAACAAAATTCAATCAAAAATTCATTAATACCCAAACAAGATATCATAAATACTAAATGTTTTATTGTTTTTGATTAAAAAGAAGCAGCACTGCCAATTTCAAATGCTACCGCTCGAACATCTGGTTCTATTGTTGATATTCCCCATGGACTTACAGCAACTTGAGGATTTGGTGGCTCAGATCGTAATTGTAAATTAGCATTTCTTAATGATTGTCCAATTGTATTAATGCCTACATGATAACCAGCTGTTAAGAAATTTTGATCACCTAACATTCCAGAACCAGATGGATTTATTTGCGCCCATTTAGAATTGGCAGCATCTTTTGGTAATAAATCACTGCTAGTTAAACGATCACGATTTAAACAACTATTAGCATTACCACTTGAAGCACTGCTATTAGAAGCAGGTTTTGAAGCACTTAAACTGGCAGCTGGTATATTTATATCAGAATATGATTTCATATTACTATTTAAACCTAAATCATCTCCAGAGGTTGATGAATATTCAATTGATGATGGATCAGAAGCATAAATATTACCTAAAGGCTCTGAACCATCAGCCGCTGCAAGATTAGGAGTATCTAATGCCGCATTTGATGCATTTGGCTGTCTTTTTTCACTTGCAAAAAATTGTTGAACTGTTGGCATATCATTCTCGAAGCGTTCGACATTATCCATTTTACATTTAGAATTGTATGAAATTAATAATAATAGAGCCACTAATAGTAATATGGCAATTGAAAATGAAATAACGATTGAAGAACTCATTTATTAATATCTATCTATTATAATAATATAGATAAAATTATATTTTTAAAATTATTTTTTTTAATTTTAATATTTTTTTTTCCCAAATATTAAAATTTTCTTCTTTTTTAATTTCTTCCAATAATTTTTTAGCATTAATTAAGCCTTCTTTATAATATTCAATTTTATTTAAAACGGTTTCTTCATAATTAATAATTTCATTATCCCAGTCATTTTCGATTTCTTCTTTATTCCAGTCATTTTGATCATCTTCCAATTCTTCGATATCTATAAGTTTTATTATCCATTTATTGACAATATGATTATCATATATAAATAATCCTAAAAAGCTGATCTCCATATTGATATTAATTTCATTCTGTTTTTTATTTTTATTTGAAATAATTTCAAGTATTTCTTCTAAATCCTTATTATATCCATTCATATAACAACTGGTTTTATCGTTGAATAATAAATTTATTGTCGATATATCATTTGAATAAGAAGTATTATAAAAATTATCTAAATTATCGATGGTATTCGAATACCATTCTGAATTTTCTAATAAAGTATTATAAGAGACTGTATCTATTTCGATTATTTTTTCAATAGTTTCTTCATTATTTTTTATTGGTATTTCACAATGAATATTATTTGATCCTATAAAATTTTTAATTTTAATATCATTAATTATTAATTTTAGCGGTTTTTCAAGATAAGAAACAGAACATTTAGTTTTTTTTTGCGGAATTTTTAGTAAATGTTTCATTCTGTATAATATTAAGGTAATCAATATATATATAATGACGCAACATAAAAAAAATATTCTCGAATTTATTATTAATGTCATTCGTAATGAAATTTTAAATGAAGATATGCGAACCGAAATTATTAAACCTATCTTAATTTATCTTCTTTACTATATTATTCCCTTCGTTATTTTAATTATATTATTAAATTTTTTTACAACCATAGCAGCAGTTTTTTTAGTTTTCCATATTAGAAAATAATCTTATATTTAATTAGATATATATATATGGCAACATCTGCAAAAAGACATTTAAAATATGGCGGTTTTGAAGCTTCTTACAGTTCAATATCTTCTCCAAATGATTATATGTTATATAATCCCAGTGCTGCAACTACTACTGCCACAGCATCCTCAAATAATATTGATGTATTACCTGGCTTAAAAGGTGGCAATTCTTATTCAACTGATGGTGGCTGTGGTACTTGTGGAACTTCAGGCGGAGCTCGTAGAAAAAGAGCTACCAAAGCTGCACCAAAAAAAACCACTAAAGCCACAACCAAAAGTACCAAAACTAATAGTAAAAAAGGCGGTATTGGTCTTGAATTAGCCCCATTCATGTCTGCATTAGCTTTATTGGGAGCTCGTCTATTAGCTGATAAAGAAGTTGGAATATTTAATAATAAGAAAGCACAAGCACCGCAAAAATCTGCATCTGCAAAGAAACCTTCATCCTTAAAGAAATAATTATTTTAATATTTCATATTATTTTTCCGTTCATTTAAATATATAATTGAACGAGATATAACATTATCCAAATCATTGTTTTTAATAATAAACCATCCTCTAATATAAGTATTCTCATCTGTTTCAAATGGTTCTTTATCAATTTTATAAATATTATTATCATAAACAATAACTATAAAATCCATATTTATCTTAATTTCCAATTATTTATAATTAAATAGTCATTTTTTATATATGTGATTAAATATAACTTTATTAATTATTTTATAATATTAAAAAATGGATGAATTAAATAATTATTTTCAAATGTCAAATATTACAGCTGAAGAACTTTTAGATGATATTCTTAAACACGATAAACAAGATAATAAAATTATTGTAAATGATAATATTTTTACTGATACTAATATTTATGAATGGGCAAAAACAAAACCCACAACTATGGGAGGCATTAAAATTATAGAAAAGATTATCAAAAATCCAATTAATGATAAAAAGAAATTATTGGAGCGTCAAAAGGTAAATTATCAAATCCCAAAATATCAACTCGATATTCTCAAAAATACTGAAAAAGATTTATTATGGATTATGACATTAAAAGAAGAAATAGATGATAATATTTCAATTAATTTATTATTTCCATCTACGATAGGTATAAATTATATTAATTATAATAAATATTTATTGAATTTGTTTCATCTTTATAAAATTATTGCTATGCCTTGTACGAGTGTTATTTTCCCTTTGTCGGTAATCTATACCCCTTATTATTATATCAATAAACATCTGAAATTTAATATGCCGTTTATGAATTATCTCAACCTTCTTTATGAATTTATGAAAATAGCATTAAAATTATCTGGAAATTTAAGAGTAGATTTAACTAAAATAATAACTTTGTTTGCATATTTGGGAATTTATTTTTATAGCATTTACCAAACATTCAATATTTCTTATATTATCTATAAACTTCGTGAAAAACTTTTGAATAAATTATATGGTCTTGTTGAATTTGTTAAAACCTCGATAACTATAATAAAAGCCTCAAAAGAAAACTGGAAACCATTTTTCTTATATTCAATTCCTGATAGTATCTTAAATCTTAGCATAAATAATTTAGAAAAATTAGATTATGATATTTCTTCTATTTATAAATTATGGAAAAATGAAACATATCGATATGACATTATAAATCTTTTAAAAATAATTTATACTATCGATAATGTCAATTTTATTTCTAAACTTAAACATTCTGAAAAATGGTGTATTCCAACTTATGATAATACTATAACTAAAATATGGGATGCAAATAATCCCATCTTATCTCATAATCAAGTTTCAAATCCAATAAATCTATCAAAGAATATTATTATAACAGGTGTTAATGCCGGTGGAAAAACAACTTATGTTAAGTCTATTACTATTAATATTATTCTTGCCCAAACATTAGGAATAATTAATGCTATCAAAGGTAATATTTATTTATATGATGCAATATCTTCATTTATGAGAATAACGGATGAATTAGGCAGTAAATCATATTTTGAAGCAGAGACCAGTTATTGTAATGAAATGATTAAAATTGCTGAAACCCTCCAGAAAGAGAAAAAGAGAGGATTATTTTTAATGGATGAACCTATGCATTCAACCCCTCCAATTGAAGGAGTAGCTGTTGCATTTTCAGTTGCTGAATATCTCGCTAATATCAAAGGCGTAACATTAATAATAACAACTCATTTCCACAATCTTATGGAATTAGAAGCCAAATATAAGAATTTATTTATAAATTTGAGTGTCAATGCTAATTATAATGATAAAACGAAAACTTACGATTTCAATTATAGAATTAATAAAGGAGGATCAAAACAAATTATTGCTATCGAATTATTAGAAAAAAATAAATTTAATAAAAATATTATTAATAGTGCGATTGAAATTAAAAACAAATTATATAATGAAAGTTTAAGAAATGTGGATACTTAGATTATTATCCTTTAACAACATCATTTATTATTTTACTTTATTTTTAATGTTTATAATTGTTTTCTTCCTTTCTTATAAATATCTATATCTCGAACAAACTATATTTATGTTATCCAATAAATTAAATAAATTTGAAATCGAATATAATAACCCTTCTGTCTATTCTCCCTCAACTGTTAAAATGAATACCGCTGAAATAATAATGAATGAAATTTTTAGTGAATGCACCGATAATAGTTGTTGTCCTGTAAATAAACATCCTTATGATGCTGATGCTGATGTTAATGCTGATGCTGATGCTAATGCTAATGCTAATGTTAATGCTAATGCTAATGTTAATGCTAATGCTAATTTTAATGCTAATGCTAATGTTAATGTTAATGCTAATGCTAATGTTAATGCTAATGCAAAAAAACCAACTTCTTCTCAAATTATTGATGAAGTTCAAGTAATAGATGAATTATTTGATTTAAAGAAAGATACATCAGATGATAAAGAATCGGTCGTGAGTGCTAGTCTGAATGGTGGTCATGCTGCTAAGAAGGCTTTGATGAAATTAAGCTTGGATAAACTAAAAGCCAAATGCGAGGAAAGAGAAATATCAACAGAAGGAACTAAAAATCAATTAGCTGATCGAATAATTGTTCATGATAATTCAAATGTTGTTGAATAAAAAATTTGAATTAAAGAAAAAATAGTATTCATATTTATTAGATATATGCATATATCTGAAGAAGATGATGATTTTGATTTTATAAAAATTATTTTAAATAAAGAAGATATTTCTCGTCATTCTTCAATCAAATCATTAATGAAATATAATTTAGAGAAACTCAAAATTAAATGCAAAGAAAGAAATATATCAATTGACGGAACAAAACACGAATTAGCAGAAAGGATTATATTAACTGACAATAATTATATAAAAGATAATATTTTAAGTTAATATATTATAATGACAAATGAAAATGAGGATTTGGGATTTATAAAGATTGAATATGATATTTTTAAAGATTATCTAAATAATTTCAATGAATCGCAAATTGTCATTTCAGAAAATATTGTTAATAAGGCAAATGAACTTATTAATAATTATAATTGTTTTGTTTCTAATTATGATGCTAGAAGTTTATGGGAGAAAAAGAAGATAATTGCATCAAATAAAACTGTAACAAAATCGAGACCTCATATTATTTATGTTGATTTTAGCGATGAAGCAAAATGCAAAAAAGAATTTATAAGTTATTTGAATAAATTGTCAGATGTTAATAAGGATACTATTTATGAAAAAATATCAACATTCATTTCAAAAATAAATGATGATATCAAAAATTTATTATTTGATGTTTTGATTAACTTCATTAAGACATCTAATAATAATATTTATATTGATGTCTTATATTTATTTGATGATGATTATATTAAAAATAATGTAAAAAAATTTTATTTAAATTATTTAAATAATAAATTATGGCTTCCTAAAGAAATTATTATTGATTATAAAAATATTTTTGATGAAGAAAATTATGATACTTATTGTGAATATGTGAAAATAAAGAAAACAACATTATCAATGCTAAAAGCTTTAATTATTATTCTAAATAAATTAAAAAATATTGATGTTATTGAAGAAATTGTAAATAATATCTTCAATGATTTGAAATCATATATTTCTCATAAAAATTATAAACATCTCAATGAACTTTTATTAGATGAGATATTAATATTATTTGATAATTTCAATACCATTAATCACGAAAAATACATTGATATGATTATTGATATTGATCTTGAAAATCTTGATAATTCAACCAAATTTAAAATAAACAATATTATTGATAAATATTGATTATAATTTTTATTTTTGTCTGTTTATATAGATAATATATGCCTACTGCTAAAAAAAATATTTCTGATTTTGATGATAATTTCAAGAAATCATTAATAATCGTTAATTTAGAATTAATAAGAGATTATTATTCTTATAATAATAAAGTTATAAAAGTTAAGGTTTATAATAATGCTATTGCTAATATTACAAAAGCTAGTGATATTAGTGATTTAAGGAAAATTCCAGGAGTTGGAGTTGGTATTGAAAAGATGATAAAGGAGATTTATTCTAAAGGAAAGATTGCATTTATTGAAAATGTCATAAAAAAAGATGTAGAATTTATGAAGAGCAGAGAAAAGAAAGAAAAAAAAGAAAGATCAAAAATTGATTTTAATAAAAAACTTATAATTCAAAATTTAGAAAAAATCAGAAATTATGAACTTCATAAAAATGATATAGATAAAGCAAAGATTTATTCTTTGGCTATTTATAATCTTCATAAATATCCAAATGATATAACAAGTTTAAAGGATTTAAAGGAAATTAAAGGAATAGGACCAGCAATTACATTTCTTTTAAATGAATTGAAATATAACGGTAAAATAACTTATATTGAAAATGTTATAAATAAAGATAAGAAGTTTAAAAATAAATTGAAAGATTATAAAATTAATAAAGAAATACTTATTAAAAATCTAGATCTCATTAAAGATTATGAAACTTATAATAATGAAGTTTATAAGGTTAGAGCATATACTAATGCAATTAATAATATCATAATAAATAATCATGATTTGAAAACAATTGAAGATGTTTATAATCTTGAAAATATTGGAGATAAAATTATGGAGAAAATATTTGAATTATATTTAACAGGTAAAATATCATATATTGAAAATATAATTAAAGATGATGCTGAATATCATTTCAAATTAGAATTATTAGAAATTCATGGAATTGGACCCAAAAATGCTAAAAAAATAATTGATGCCGGAATAAAAACAATTGCTGATTTAAAGAAAAATACTAAACTTTTAAATAATAAACAAAAAATAGGATTAAAATATTATGATGATTTAAAATTAAAGATACCTTTAGCCGAATATAAAAAACATTTATTAATACTCAAAAAAGATTTGAAAGATATTACATATGATTTTACCGGATCATATCGCAGAGGAAATAAAGTAATGGGAGATATTGATGTTCTTATTATGGAAAATCCCAAATTTAAATTAAATGATTATATTGCTAAACTTCATAATTCTAATTATATAATAGAAACATTGGCACAAGGAAATAATAAATTTATGGGAATTGTTCAATTATCCGGAAAACCTGCAAGACGCATAGATATCCTCGTTGCCCCTAAAAATGAATACTACTATTCATTATTATATTTCACCGGTTCCCATATTTTTAATATTGGGATGCGACATTATGCAAAAACAAAATTTGATTTGTCTCTTAGCGAACATGGATTTTTAGGAAAAAAAATTGAAGCAAACAGTGAAGAAGATATTTTCAATTATCTAAAATTGAAATATATAAAACCAATTGAAAGAAATAAATTTTATTTATAAAAATAATATTTTAGTTAATTAGAATAAAAATAAGATAATGGGAAATTTTGGATTATCATATATAACTAAAATATTATATTCAGTAATAACTATTGTATTATTAATAGTTATCTATTCATATTTAATTAGCCTTGAGAATAAGGGTTGTAAATGTGCTATGCCCACTAATATGAATTTTATTAAAGGATTTACAATATTTGCAATTGTATATCTCATATTTACTGGTTTAATATCTGACGAAACTATTTATGAATATTTTGGCGGAACTATTGTTCTTGTAAATAAATTTGTTGATTTAATATTTGCATTAGTATTTGTCTATTATCTTTATGAAGTTTTCAAATATACTCGTGCTTTAGTTCGTGAAAAATGCAAATGTTCCGAAGATATGCGGCGTGAAATAATTATGATAGGTTCAATAATTGAATTTATCTTAATATTTATTTTATTTATTGTTAATATAATTCTTGTTACTGTTTTATCAGTAATATTTAATGTTGTTAAAGGTATTCAAGACGGTGCTTCAGATCTAAAAGGTGTTATTCGTGATCCTATAAATTCAATTTCAAAGATACCAGGAAGTATTAAAAATGATGTAAATGTAATTAATGATTTTGTAAAGAAAACTTCAAAACAAATAAAAAGAACAAAGACTTCTAAGCGTTAAATATTTAAAGTTCGATTATTATTTTTTTTCCCTCGTGTTGAACCTTTCAATATTTTGATATCTGTTGCATCTTCAATAATTGATGTTATTTCTTCATCGCTTATTGATAATGTCTCTATTTTTGTATCATCATCTGGTTGATGGATTGATATCTTATTATGAACATTATTTATAATATTATTGATATCTCTTTCTGCTTTTGGTGGTGGCATTGGTTTTGATTGTGATAAATTCATTTCAGGTTTATTATTATTCAATCCGCTAAATAAATTATTAACCATTCCAAATAATCCAGATGAATTATTAAATAATCCATTTACACCGCCTCCATTATTTTGAGGTTTTGGCTGTTCAATTGATTGTTTTGGAGTGCTAATATTATTATAAATAAATTGTTTTGCTGCTGCATTTTGAAATTGTTTCATTAATTCCGGATTTGCTTTTAAAACTTCCTCAACTCCAGGAATTGAACTCTCCTTAAACATCTTTGAAGTTAAATGAAACATAAAAGCACTACCTGACAAACTTATGAATAATCGCAATTCAGGAGGCATTGCTTTTCCTTTTGACTTATACTTCATATGGAGTTCTTCAAAAATATCATCGAAATCATCTATATTTTCATGCACTTGTTCAGACCATCCTTCTAATTTAATTGAAAATGGATCATAACGAGTATTTAAATATTCTGTTCCTGTAACAAATGCCATAAGCATTTTTCGCTGAAATCTAACACTCGAATCAATATCTCTATCCTTAATAATTCTGTTATATTCATGTCTCATATCCTCAATATTTGAATTTAATGTAAATGATACTGGTATTTTTGCTCCCTTTGCTTGTAATCTATTTAATTGATATAAAATCTCCTTTTTTTCGTTCAATTCATCTTTATACGGATTAATTCCTTTCTTTTTAGATTTTTGATTTTCTTCATCATCTTCATCTTCTCCATCTTCTTCATCACTACAACTGCTACGCGAATCATCTTCATCATCATCATCATCTTCATTATCATCATTATCATCATCGTCATCTTCATCATCTTCATCATCTTCATCATCGTCATCATCATTTTTATAATTATTTTTATTTGAAACTATTTTTTTATTAATATTTGGATTAATTAATTTTTTAGGTTGTTCAATTTCTTCTATAAATTGTTTTGGTTTTTGTGAATTTTTTTTACTGGTTGAGCGAATACTTGATGCACTTGACATAGAAGACATAGAAGACATTGATGCAATTTCTGGACTAATTTTAGTTTTGTTAAATAATAGATTGGTATCATTTATTTGTTGCTTATTATTGCTACTTGAAAAATCTAAATATTCTGCCATACTTACTAAAAAATATATATGTTTATATATCTTAAATAAACGAATTATCATTTTTAGCATATGAATATTTCATTGTATCAAATGAATTAAAAATATTATCAACATCATTTTCATTACTATTTTCACTATTATCAATATGTCTTTTTAATAAATCAAAAAAATTTCCATTATCATTCCCATTATCATTTCCATTATCATTTTGTTTTTTGAATAAATCAAAAAAATGATTTTTATATGCATCATAATATTTATGTAATAGTGGATATTTGAACTCCGGTAATATTATTCTTTCAAAATCAACATTTTCTTGTTTCTTTTCTTCTTTCTTTTCAATATCCTTAATAACTGGACATTTTGTTCTGTGATTATGTAATCCGGATAAATAATAATTATTATAACGACCCAAATAATCATAATATTGAAAATCAAATAATGATTTATAATAAACAAAATTATATAGATGCATATTAAATGACCCATTTTTATTAATAATTAATGGAGTTGAACCCAATGTAATATCAAATTTATTTAAATTTTCATATTCATAAATTTTATTATTGAATATTAATCCAATCTTATCTTTTTTATAATATAATCCAATAATTATATAATCTGTATTTTCAACAATATCTTTATCAATATTATTTGCCAATCCACTATATACTTTATCTCCTATTAATAATATGATATCATAATTTTTATTATCATTTCTTATAACAAAATTTATATTAATTATTGATGTTGTATATGACGGTATTAATTTATCAATAGATGTTGTATTACCTGTCATTTCAAATAAGATATTATTATTATTCAAACAAGATATAATCTTGATAGTCATAAACATTGTAAATTCAATTACTTCATAATTTTCACTATTATTGGCAAAATAGAAACATTCCGGACCATTTAATTGAACACGACTTATATTAGCTCCTTGCGATCCTAAGCGTTTATTAACAAAATTTTTATCTAATGTTATTACTTTGTCAAATTTAAAATATAAATCATTATTATCAATATCATACCATTTACCATCATTTATAGCAACTTTATTTAAATCATTGTAAGTGTTTATACACATAAATTTATAGCCATAATAAGGTAAAATTGAATCATCATTTTCATTAATTATCATTGTTTTATCTTTAAAAGGCTCGATAGAACTATGTTCAATATTTGTAAATGGTTCATTGATTTTTACATATGATATTAATATTAATGTTATAAATAATCCTATAAAAAACCCAAATATTTTAATAAAATTCATACCTTAAAATTATATAAGAATTATTTTATAAAATTAACTATACTAAAATTTGCAAATGCTGAAAAAAGAAGATGATAATAATAGCGTATGTTCAGATTGCGAAACAACTAAGGAAATTGATGTCAAAGAAAAAGAAGACGACAATGAAGACGAGGAAGAAGAAGACGAAGACGAGGAAGAAGACGAGGAAGAAGACGAAGACGCAAAGGAAGATGCTAAAGATAATGATGAAGATAATGAAGACGATGATGATGATGATGATGAAGAAGATGAAGAAGATGAAGATGACGAAAATGATAATGATGAGTTTGATGCGACTATAATTCAATTTGAGATGCTTAAAAATTTCTTTATTGATAAGGAAGGTGAAAATATTTCAACTCATCTTGGTTCAATCTCTCACGAACTTCGCAAACTTAATAAGATTGCCGTTAAACTTCTAGAAAAGAAATAAATTTAAGCAATATTATAATTTAATTTAGCATATGAATAATAATTCATAACTTCATTAGCAGTTCCTATAGGTAAAATAAATTCTCTTGTTCCGTAAAAATTGGGATCACCTCTTTTGCGATCACGAAGAGTTTTTAAAGGGCATTTATCATTCAATTCAATTATTATTTTTTTATTGTCCAAACTAAATATTATTGGAGATTTAATTTTAGTATATCCATCAGGGCTATAATAACTATTTGGATATAAAAATATAACATTAAATTCACCATCTGATGATATAACTTCGAAATTAGGGGTATTTTCAAATGCTATTGTTTCACAAGGAAATGGCAATCCTTTGCCTGAAAATGAAGTTATTGTATCAATTGGATTGGGTGCCATTATAATCATCTTTTTATAATTTCCAGGGTTTTTTATAAATCCTTTTACATTAATTTTATTATTTTCAATTTCTGTGATAGTGCAAGAAACATATTCATTATTTGTTGGTTCCATTATTTATAAATCTATTATTATGTTTTAAAATAATTTAGTTGTTCCTAGCCCTTCTGGATTAGCTAATGTCTTATAACAACTTACACCATCGCAATTAATTAAATATTTATTTCCAAGTTCCTTATTTCTATCATTTATTAAATCTCCAACTCCACATTCTCCACAAGGAGTAATATTTGAAACAGCTTTGGCTCTTTCTTCTTCCACAAATTTATCATAATTATTTTGTAAATATAATCTCATTTCATAACTTGATTTTATCATATTCTTTTCAGCCAATTTATTAATTAAATAGCTATTGAAAGCACATCGAGGGGAATAATCAGTAAAGGCTCGACCATCTGACATTCTCAAAGGGCATTGTTTAGTAGGTGAATTTCCAGTGCAACAACTCATTATTATTCTATTGATAATAAATATAAAAATAATTTATAATTCATGGTCGTAGCATAAATTATGTATAAATAATTCATTTGTCCGTCCAACTCTCTGCGCCCTTCCAATTGCTTGTTCTTTATCTATTCCCATTTTATGAAAGATTATTATATCTGTTGCATCGCTAATATCTATGCCACTTCCTGCATATTGAGTATTTAAAAAGATTATATTCAATTCTCCGTTTTTAAATTTATTTAAAATATTCATCATATGTGATGTATTTCCTTTTAACATATCATATTTATAATTATTTAATATCAATTTTATATTATCAAATGTATTCTCATTTTTACTGAAAATAAGAAATTTTCCATTTGGCTTTGAGTTTAATATCTTTAATAATGTTTCCTCTTTACTTAATATCTGTTCATTATTTTCATTTATATTATTTTCCTCTACTATAGCTGTTAATTTATCTAAACTATTAATATTAGCTCTGCAATTAGGACAATTCTTATTTGTTTTTAGCCATTTCAATAAACAACCGCCACAAAATATATGAGTGCATTCAATTAATATAGGATTTGTAATCAATTCCATGCAAATTGAACAGGTTTTTGATGTTATTCTATTTGTTAAATCTTTGATTTTTTCTTCGCAATTTTGAATATCATTTAAAATCTTCTTTAATTTAGCCGTTTTATCTTCATTTGATATATCCAAATTGCTTATATATTCCTTTTCTTTTTCTTTATTATGAAGTTCTCGCTTCATTTCTCTTGATACCAATTCAATTATATCTTTTTCGGTCTCGTGTTTCCCTCCCAATTCTTTTATAGCTCCTGATATATCATTTGCATTAATCTTATCCAAAATATTATCTGATATAAAATTCTTAATTACACTAATATTATTAGGCAGTTTGCATAAATAATATTTTTCAACTGGTTCTGGCAATGTAAAGCTTTTTTTAATAAAAACATTATTATTTTTGACTAAGAAGAGATTATTATAATCACTATTATTAAACATTTCTTTTCCGATTATGAGAGAGTTATTTGAAGATTGACGGATTTTATCAAATAATTTATCATATGTAGCTGATATCATCCATAAATAATGATAATTAATGTGAATTTTAAGTTTATTTATAATGTCGTGTGCTTCATCAATAATAACCCTAAGCCATTTATTTATAATACAATTATAATTATCAAACAATAATTTTAATGTTGTATTTTTAATTAAAATTAAATCATAATTATTAAAAAAATTAATTATCTCTTCTTCATTATTTCCATCATATTTTGGCAAATAGGTTTTTATAAATGTGTAATTATCTATTGCCAATATTTTTAATGAAGTATTCTTTTTTATCATCTCATACCATTGAATATATACTGGACCTCGTGGAACAATAACTAAAGTTGATTTTATAACATTTTTGGGAATAAGATTATTAATTGTAGATATAGCAACATAATTATAATTCTTATTATTATAATAAGTTTCAATTAAATTTTGATTTATATGAATATCATTATTTGAAGCTATTAATGCTAATGCTATTAATGTTTTACCATATCCAACAATATCACCAAATATACCTATATTTGTTGATAATTCTATGATATTATTATAATGCTTTAAATCATATTTAATAATTCCATATTTTTCCATTTCTATTGCTTTATTTAATGCCGTTAGCTGATGAGGTTTTAATTTTACATTTATTTTTGCTGAGACAATCCCCAATTTATTTAAATCATTTAATTCAATATCATAATAATTATTTATAATCATTTATTTATATTATAAAATTAAAAAAAGAATAACAATCTATTTCTACTATAAAATATATAAGGAATAAATTTAGACTTTTAAATATAATAATATGGAGAATACTAGTGATAATCAGAAATATTCGGTTAATAATGCAAATGAAGTGCAAACAATTGCAGAACCACCTGAAGTAAAGAAGAAAATTATATTTGGTCTTCCTGGTGATAATTTCTCATCCAAATTCCTCTTATCTTGGACTGCAACTATAAATGCTCTATGGGAATCAAAAAAATATGATATTATCGTTAGCACAGGTGTTAGTTCTTTTGTTACATTTGCACGAATGCAGACTTTAGGTCTTGATGTAATGCGTGGAATTGGTCAAAAGCCATTTGATAATCTTGATTTTGATGTTTGGATTACTATTGATAGTGATATAATTTTTACTCCTCAACAAGTTATTGACCTTATTGAATCAACAGAAGTTCATCCAGTTGTTGCCGGAATGTATCGTATGAGCAATCTAACTTCATATGCTATTGTTAAGGATTGGGATACTGAATATTTCTCAAAGAATGGCACATTTAAATTCTTAACTCCTGAAGAGGTGACTCAATGGAAGACCGAAACCTCTTTAAAATATATGCCTGTTAATTATACTGGTCTTGGCTTCTTTGCAATGACACGAGATGTACTTCGCAAAATGTCTTATCCTTATTTTAATGCAGATATTCAAGAGATAATAACAGATGATGGAAAGATTTTAAGAGATCTATGTTCAGAGGATGTTGCATTCTGCAAGAACATTCAAAAACTTGGCATTCCCATTGTTATTAATACTGATTTACGAGTAGGACACAATAAATTAATTGTTATATAAAAATAAATGTATTATTTAATTGTTTTATTAGTTTTATTTATAATTGGATATTATTCAATTAAATATTTATCATTTGTTTTAATTGGAATGGTAATTTCTTTATATTTATCATTTAAATATTTATTTCCTTTTTATAATTCAATTCATAAAATTACTATTTCTTAGCATTTCTTTTTCCTCCCATTGTTTTTTTATAGTTTTGGCTATTTACTGAACTTGAAAATATATCACTTAATGAAGTTGATGAACTATTTGAATAATTTTTAATAGATTGACGATTTTCAGGAGAATATTGTTTAACAGGAGGAGGCGGAACTGGTCGTTTAATAAATTCTGCTCTTTCTGGAACAAATTGACGATCTTGAACATTTTTTTGAATTACTGGAATATCTGAATATAATTGTCTCGGAACTTCTCGTTGAACAGGTCTTTCAATATAAACAGGTTTCTCTATTATTTTTTCAATTATAACTTCTTTAGGACGAGGTGGTACAAATTCTTTCATATTATAAAGATTATTATTTTGATTAATTTCATTTGGTCTATAAGGTCTTATTACATTATTTCCTTTTGAAACTAAATTATATATCAAAACTATTACAATTATAACTACAATTAATATTATTATTCCTATAATAACCCATTTTATAATCTTTTGAATTCTATTGACATCTGTTTTATTTTTAGATTTTTCTGATTCTTCTTTTTCTTTTTCTGCTTTATCAGCTGCTTCTTTTTCTGCTTTTTCTTTTTCCCATAATTTTGCATTTATTTTATCCATTTCATCTCTTAATTTTTTATAATCGGTATCATCACTTTTAGACATTTTTTTTAAACAATTCTATTTTATCAAATGAAAAAAAATATTAAAACTTATAAATAGATAATGAATTTATATACAAAAATTATAATAAATAATTGGACAACTTATGATAAATTTACAAGATATGAAAGGTTTATTTATAAAGATGATAATTTGGAAAATGCAATTGTCAAATTAGCTAAATCTATTGAAAATACAAATAGATTTTATGCGTGGAAAGGTAATATATCATTATTATTCAATTTTAATGAAATAAAATGGAATGGCTATTCCCCCAATCCTCTTGAAGCAACTGATTTAAAGAGCAAACAATTAAATGACCCTGTCATTTATAATTATAATATTGGTCTTTTTCCATATAATAGCATAAATATTATTTTTGAAAAAGATTTCCCAGAATTTAAAAATAATCCATATTATTTTACTGATAAAACTTATCCTTTATTATCTCAATTAATATCAAAAGAAGATACATTAAAAGAACTTGAAAAAATTGATACAAAACCAATTATAGATACCACTATAAATATCCAAAAATATGAATTGAGTTCAAAATTAACAAAATTTTATGAATTAGTTGAACTTTTTGAAAAACTAAATACAAATAATACAATCCAATTTATTCAATGGATTAATGATACTTATAAAATTATTTATAAATTACATAAATATAATAAACTTACTCGTGAAATATTTATCAATTGGACTGATATAAGGAAAATATCATCGATAAATTGTATTAATTGTTATTCTATTTTAACGACTGGAACTTATGCAAAATTGACTATCAATCAAGATATGTCAATTTCATTGAATTATACGATTAATTTAAGAAAAAATATTAATTGGATTGATATCAATAATAATATGAAAGAGATTGTCGATTATTGCGTAAGTTATTTAAATCATAAATTATTATTAAATGAATTGAGCATAAAAGCTACAATTATTTTTGAAGTTGAAAATGTTGGAATTCAACATCTAAAGAAAAAAATAAGTGAATATATTGATATCTTCGAAATCTTGAAATCAAATAAAGAGACTATTAATCTTATTTATAAAAGAGCATCCAATTATAATAAACAAGGATTTGATGCCCATCTTTATGTCAAAAATTGCTTATATTTAGGATTAGATGAAGATGATATTATTAATCAACTTGTTATTTTAAATAATTTAACTATTCAAGAAGCAAAACAATTATTAAAAGAAGAACAAGAACTAATTTATGAAATGGAAATACAAAATATTAAACAAGATCATTCAATTAATAAAATTAATACAATTGTTATTATTGAACCTTATAAAAATGGTTTTGCTGTTAATATCATAAATATTCCAGGAAAAGAAGAACTTGAAAATATGATTTATTGGCTATCAAAAATAATATCATCGTCTGTTCAAAAAAATAAAGCTCCTCCTAAAAAACAAATAATAGCTGTTAAATCTCAATCATCATCGTCATCATCATCTTTGTCTGATGATAGTAATCTTGGAAAATTATCATTCTCTTCTTCATCGTCTTCTTCAAGAAGCGGAGGAGCATTAGGAAAAGATAAACACAGCTATTTTATTAATCTTCTTCAAAAAGCTGATAAAGATCTATTTCAAAATAATTATGCTAGAACTAAATGTCAGGCTGTTAATCAACCAATCGTATTTACTGAAGAATATAAAAAGATTTTAGAAAAAAATGGAAATTATCATTTTGATAATGATATTACTTATGGCAGTTCTTCTAATATTAAAAATGTTTATGCTTGTCCTCGTCGCTGGTGTCCTCAATCTAAGATACCATTAAATCCGAATGACCCAACTGCAAAATGCCCAATTGATAATGAGGAACCTATGGAAATGTTTTTTGATAATGATCCCAAAAAAGAAAGATATGTCAAATTGATTAAACCTGATGAAAATAATATATGTGTTCCTTGTTGTTTTAAAAAACCACCTAAACAAGAAGAATTGAATAAATGCAAATATTATAATGATAATAAGGCTCCTGAAATTGCTATAAATAAAGATGAAAATTATCTTGTCAATACATCACCAATTGAAGTTGGAAGATATGGAGCAATTCCTCAATCACTTCACGAACTCCTATTTCCAAATGTTAAATTTGCTTTATGTTCAAAGATGTTAAATAAGACAGATAAATGTCTAGTCAGAAAAGGTATAATTCATAAAACAGTTAAGAAGATTAAAAATGCTCAAGCTGATAGCATTATAAATGCAATTGCACACGGATTAAATTTTGCATCAAAAGATAATTTTATTAATGATGTCATTAAGAAATTAGATTTGATAACTTTTTTAAGCTTAGAAAATGGAAATGTTTGCAAAGCTTTTATTGACAGATTACCAATAATACCTGAAAATAATAAAGATATGATTATTGAATTAAAAGAACATCTTGTTAAATTTAATCTAAATTCAAAGATAAGTAATATAAATAAAGCCAATTATAAATTATCGAGATTATTAAGTATTTTCAATAGTTATAAGAAGTTTATTGAATATTTGAGATCTAACGATTTCCCAACTGGAAAATCTCCATATTTCTTATATTCTCTTGTTAGCATTGTTTATAATGTTCTTTTGGTAATTTGGGAAAAACAAGGAGAAACAACATCATTATTATGTCCATATTATACAAGTTTTGAAGATTTAATTGCTTCAATGGAATTGAATAATGAGGTTTTGATGTTGATGAAAGAAAAACATTATTATGAACCAGTTGAATTAAAATTAAAAGGAAGCGATGGCGAAAAATTAATAAAATTGAATGAATATAAACATATCAAAAAATTATTCAAAGAATGCAATTTATTAAAGAATTCTTATAATGAAAATTATTCTATTTTTAATAATATTTATTCTTTACATACTTGGATAAAAACAAGCAACCTAAGAATTAAAGATAAATTCATAATTTCATCAGTTGTTATTAATAATGATTTATCAATAACTCATTTTATTACAGAAGAAGGCTTTTTTATTATTTGCGATAAAATAAGCATTAGTTTTTTAAATCGCATAATTATTGATTTAGAAATAAAAGAAATATTATTTTATGATGATATTATTGGAAATTCCACAAATATTAATCTTATGATAAATGATTATAAATTATTTACTGATAAATGCAAATCATTAAATTTGAATTTTGAATTCGGAGATTTGACAAATACTACAGCTACTGAATATTATTATAATCTAATTGTAAAAAAACTTCCTTTAACAAATGATATTATCCATTCTCAAATTATTGATGATTTATATAAATATCAATTAATTAATCATAATAAAAATAAAAAATGGTATCAATTACAATTGATGATCTATTTGAGAATATTAAATCTTTCAAATGATAAATTTAATTCTCTTTTTTCTATGAATAATGAAACAAGAATAAAAAGTTTATTTAAGGAATTAAATTTGGAAAACAATCCAGAAAAAGCAAAATTAAGAATAATTCTTGAAGAAATACCATTTATTTCAAAAAGACATATCAAAAAATTCTTGAATGATTTTATTATCTATTATAAATATGATTTCTTAAATCCTATCATAAAAGAGACAAAATCACAATTTCTATTTTCTCAAGTTGCCATTCAATCAGAAATCCCATCTAAATTATTAATATATCATCCATCCACCCCAAATACTATTTTTAATGTTCCGGATGTTAAAGATTATGTTTATAATAATCAAGAAAAAATTGAAGAAGAACAATTGCCAAGTCTATTTGCAGGAACTTTAGAAAAATTAAATAGTAAATGGATTATGCATAAGAAATCAAAATGGAGTAATATGCTTTATATAAAAACACCTACTTATACCAGAAATTCATTAAAAGATTTATATCTATGGTTTGCAAAATTATTAAATATAAAAACTTCATATGCTGATTTAGAATTGGCTGCTTTGAATAATATTCAAACTATTTTCAGTGCAAAAAATAATGATCTCATAAAACCTTTATTAAAAGAATTATTTGATGATCCTTATTTTAATAATCTTATGACTAAAATTATTGGAAAGAAATTTACAAATTATAATATTTTTTGGGATAAATATTATTTTAATAATACTATTCAAGAAAACAAAGATTTATTAAAATCAATTATTAGTTCAATGAATGAACCATTTTTTCCAAATGATTATTATATTATTGCTATGTCCAAGATTTTGAATATTAATATAATTACTATCCACCGCAGCAAATATGGAGCAAATGATAAAGAAGAACCAATTATAAGAGGAGATATCGAAGATCTTTTATTATCATCAACTTTTTATAATGCACCGACTGCAAATTTCTTAAATCGTCCATTATTAATTTTATATAAATATACAAGTGCAAATAATATAATTTATAATGTTATTGTTGATAGCACAATTACGCCAATTGGTGAGAAATCAATTTATATGAGAATTTTAGATGTTCCATTGGCTATAAGATATTTGATTGATGAACACTTAAAAAATAAACAAAAATAATTATATTATGGAAAATATAGAAGTTAAAATTGCGAATAAATCGATGGAAAATTTAGAATTAAAAATCGCAAATAAGATTGATATGAATGTAATGGAGTTGATTACTTTAATTATGGAAGAAGTTGAACACGATTTAAATCTAAAAGGGGGCGAAAAAAAAGGAAAAGTTATTGATATTGTCAATGAATTTTTGACAAATGACAATAATATTTTTATCAAAAATAATAATCTGGCAGTTATTAATAATCTCGTTAATCTAAATGCAAATGGTATGATTTCAGATGTTATTGAGAATATCATTATTTGTTCTTCTGGTGCAGTAAAAATAAATAAAGTTATTAAAACAAATTGTTTTTGTTTTAATAAAAAAAAGTAAATATGATTTTTTATTTTTAATTATTATTATTTTAAAAAATAATTAAGTTAAAATACATCATATAAAAAATGAATGAAATATTTAAATTATTAAATTAAAATGGATAAAGATTTAACTATTATTGAAACATTTGTTGGTGCTGGTGGTTCTCATTTAGGTTTTCAAAAAGCAGGGTTTAAATCATTATTAGTTAATGATATAGATAAAGATAGTATAAATACATTACTTAAAAATAAAGTTATAAATAATGAAGAATATTTATTATGTCCAATTGAAGATATAACAGAAGAATTAATAAAAACAAAAATTGGAAATAATAATGTTGATGTATTATTTGGTGGTATTGTTTGTAAAGGATTTTCTTTAGCAGGAGTAAGAAATCCATTTGATCCAAGAAATTATTTATATAAACATCAATTAAGACTTGTAAATATATTAAAACCTAAAGTAAGTATAATAGAGAATGTAACTGCTATTAAAAATATGATATTATATATAAATTGTGAAGAGACAAAAAAAATATTTGAAGATTATACAAAATTAAGTGATGCAAATAAAATATTAAATGGTATTAAATCAAGTAAAAGAAAAAATGGAGAAAAATATAATGATTTAAATTTAATTATAAATGCAAATAAAAAAAAGATGGAAGAATTATTAAAAACTATTGATAAATATAAATATAATATTATAGATGATATTAAAAAAAAATATGAAGAATTGGGTTATAAATTTTATGAAAAAATTTTACAAACAGATAAATATGGTGGATACACAAATCGAAAAAGAATAATAATGATAGCTATTAGAAATGATATTGATAAAAAATATGTTTATCCAGATGAATTAGATACTAATTATACATTAAATGATGCTTTAAATCTTATTGATTATGATGGTTTAAATAATCCGTTAGTAGATGAAGATAATAAACCAATGAAACATAATCAAAAAACAATTGATAGATTTAAATTAATTCCTGAGGGAAATAATATTTCTGATATTATTGATGAAATACCTGATGAATTAAAAATAAGTGCGTTTTATTCAAGAGGAAATACACAACGATTAAATAGAAATCTTCCAGCACCAACATTAGTTCCTGGACATAGTAATTTTCCAATTCATCCATGGGAACACCGTTCTATAACTGTTCGTGAAGCTGCAACAATTACTGGATTTCCTTTAAATTATAAATTTTATGGTTCTCATACTTCAAGATGTATTCAAATTGGAAATGCTGTTCCTGTTCAGTTATCATATAATATTGCTTTATCTATAAAAAAAATATTAGAAGAATAATATTATATTATTAAAAATCTTGAACAAATTTAATAATTTTTTCTTTACATTCTTTTAAAATTCCTACATTTTTACATATAGTCATAAAATTTGTTAAAAGAGTTTCACAAAACCATTCAATAGGCATTTTTTTATTCTTTTTTTCATTTAATATTTTATTTATAATAATACAATTTGTTATACTACTTAAACCTCCTTTTTCTTTTGGTATAAAATGATCTGCTGCTAATCCACCATTATCTTGTGGTATTCCAGTAATAGAACATTTATAATTTGATGTTTTTAATTTATTTTCAATAATATTTTTATTAAATCCATCATTTTTATATTTATAATTATCTATTATTTCATTACAAATTTTATCTTTAATATGAGGAGTATATTTAACATATTTATTTTTTTTATATTTAATTTCACTCCATTCTAATGGTAATTTATCTTTTCTCAAAATTTCAAATGCTCGTGGTGGATCTCCTAATGGATTTCCAGTTTCTTCTTTAGTTCTTTTATTGCAATATTCTTGAACATCTTTTATTCTTACATATTTATTTAAATTAAGTTTTAGATATTCAAATGCATACAAATTAGCACCTTTTTTTATATTACATTTTTTAATAGCATTTTCAATTTGTTTCCAATAAATAATTTTATATAAAATTTGTATTCGTTTTTGTAATGAATATTTTTTAATATATAAATTATCAGATTTAATTGTTTCCATTTTTTTATAATATAATATTTATTTATAAAGAATTTATATAATCATTTTTTAATAAATTTTTGAATTATTATTATAAAATTAATTTAAAATAAAGAAAAAGTAAGAAATTATAAGTAAATAAAAATAAATTTGATTATTTCTTTTTTATTCATATCATATCATTAAATATGATTGTTAAAATGACAAAAGAAGGTATTATTCGTCTTCTTGAAAATGAAGAGATGATTGAATATTCAGTTATTGAGATGCCTTATAAGGAGTTTCTTATTAATATCGAAACGCCTAATATAAAAAAAATGTCAGTTATTACTGATAGTTGGGATGAAATTATGAAATCTATTTCGTAATTTTAATTTGAGGAGTATCAATCATATAACACTTGTCAATCTCATTTTTTGGCATATTAAATGATAGATTTTCTTCTAAACATTCAATTTCATCTTCATCTTCTTCATCAATCTCATCTAAATTATATTTATTTTCTTTTGTTTCTTTGATGGATTTCAATAATTCCATTAAATGTTCTTCATCTAAAATAATATCAAAGTTTCCAGAACCACAATTTGGCACTTTTCCTAACATAACTTGAGGAGATACACCACTTGTATTATCATATTCTGAAAATATACTTGCATTGATAAGCATATCAACACTTTCTTCAAATGAAGACTTACTCAATGCACTACTTGCATTTCTATTAATTCCATGTCTATCAATTGACATTAGATTACCTCTAAATGTCATAGTATCTATCAACAATGAGAGATGACGATAATTCATTGATCCCTCACCAGTTACATTAACCAATTCATTATATAAAGCATTTCTAGCAGCTTCAATTCCTAGAACTGTATAAATCTCTCTGATATCATTTGATATTGTTCTTGTTGCATCAATATTCGGATTTGATAATATTTCAGCTAAATTCGTTCCATCAGTATCCAATACCCATTCAACAACCTTTTCAAATTTCTCTTCTTCAGAATTATATATATCATATTTTGTTTTATTTAAAGAAACCTTATTAATGCCTTTAATTCCTTTCAATAATACTTGATAAACGATATTATGTTCCATTGCTTTTATTGCTGCGATTTCATCTTTACTGTCAATATCTTTCAATGCATAATCTGATAATTTAATTCTGAATATGCATTCGTCTGCATTATCATCACTATAAACACAATCAATATATTTATTATAAGCTTTGTTAAGTTTTGTATAAATATCAATCATTCTTAATCCGTATGAATTCATTTTATCTTTATTAAATTTCATTCTCAATACCCAAGGTGAATCGCTGCGACATTTATTCGCATTCATATCTAACACCGAAAATTTCTTATAAACTTCTAACAATCCTTTATCATTTTCAATTGTAGTTTCAAGTTTTCCAGCATCCCAGAATATTTCACTATATTCTAAGATATTTGATAAAGTTGTAATTTCAATTGAATTCTTAATTGCCATAGCTATATTTTTTGCTTGTTCCAATCTAGCATCATTATAAGCAATGCCATCTTCTGCCATAATCGGATTTTTGACAGAAGCTACATCAGGTTTCATATATATAATTAAAGTTGGGGTTTTTGTCTTTTTAGTTGCACTCAAAATTTCTTTCAAACGAGGCACACCACTTGTAGCTTTAACAGCTGCTGCAGTTCCAGAAACATGAAATGAATCTAATGTCATTTGTGTTCCCATTTCTCCAATAGTCTGAGCTGCAATAATTCCAACCATTTCAGATGGCTGTGCAATTGCTTCTTTAAAATATTCATAAACTTGACCAACAACCCAATCAAACATAGCTTTAGTGAAATGTTGTTCAATTATTAATTTTTTTGGTGATAAATAAAGTCGCAATAAGATATGAAAATATATCATTCCTTGTTCAATATCTTTGATATATAAATTATTTATCATTTCTTCAATTTTATCAAGAATATAATCAGGAGTTAAATCAGATAATGTTCCTTTAATTCCTGTTGCTTCTCTTCTTTTTATGCAAGTAGTAATAATTCGATTAAATGGAATTGGATATTTAATTAAGCTACCTTTCTTATTTCTATTAACTTTATTAATAATGAAATGTTTGTCATCAACAAGTTTTTTAAAATGTTCTTTGCATCTATCATAAGTATCTTTATTAACTGTTTTTAATGCTTCTGGAGTTAAATATATATTTAAATTATCAGCTCCAGTAAGATTATATTTATGTTCCATTTCAAGCATCTTCATTTCAATTGTTGGCAATATCTGATTTTCAATTTTGCATCCATCCATCCCATCCTCTCCATATATAAATTGAACAATTAGACCATTTGCATTTCTTACTGTATTATCATAATTAATTTTTGCATCTTCCATTGCTTTTACCAATCTTCGTTGAATATATCCAGTCTCACTTGTCTTAACAGCAGTATCAATCAAACCTTCACGACCTCCCATAGCATGGAAGAAAACTTCTTGAGGTGATAAACCACTGATAAAGCTATTTTCAACAAATCCACGAGCTTCTGGACCATCATCATATTTCGTAAAATGAGGTAAAGTTCGATCAGTATAACCATATGCAATTCGGCGTCCATCCACATTTTGTTGTCCAACACAAGCCATAATTTGAGCAATATTCGTTTCTTTACCTTTTGAACCAGATTTGACCATGTTAAACATACGATTAGTTCTCTCATCAATTTTAGCTAAACTGATTGTTGCAACTTCATTTGTAGTTTGATTAAGAATTCCAATAATTTCTCTTTCAAGGAATTCTTCATTCGAGAAGATTGAATTATTTTCAATATCTCCTTTTCTCATATCTTCAAGTTTCTTATAAGCACTGGCTTTCATCTCTTTAATCTTATTATTCAATTCAGTGTCAGTATTTGTATCAGTTACTAAATCACTAATTCCAATGCTGAAACCGGATGTTAATAGCCATCTACAAATTAAACGCTGAGTATTATCTAAGAATTTTTTAATTTCAACTGGACCATAATCATGATAAATAACAGGAATTAAACCATTTGTAATATTATGAAATACAGATTTATCTAAAGTTCCTGAAATTAGCTTACTATTATTAATAATAACTTTCTCATCTTTCTTATTTTTCATTTCAATGAAAAGAGAAGGAGGCATAATCTCCGAAAACATATCTCTTCCGGTATATGTCTTTGCTTTTGGCAATTTTCCTTTGAAATAACTATTGCACATTTGCAAATTTGCCATCTGCTTATCAGCAACAATGATATAATCTTTTGAAGCTCGAAAAGATCCAACAAGAGTATCTTGAACAACCTCAATGCTAGGTTTTCCATCTCTTGGAGCTAAGATTAAATAAGGAACAGCTGCCAAATCTTTCAATTCGCTCATAGTTTGAATATTTTGAGGGCAATGCAAATTCATTTCATCACCATCAAAATCTGCATTATAAGGAGGTGTATCTAATACATTTAATCGAAAAGTTTGATAAGGCATAATAATTACTTTATGACACATCATACTCATTTTATGAAGTGATGGTTGGCGATTGAATAAAACATAATCTCCATCATTCAAATGACGATGAACGATATCTCCATATCTCAATTCATTTGCAATTTTATTTAAATCAGCATATTTCAAATTTACAGGTCCAACTTCATTAAATTTCTTTACATATTTAGCCCCAGGCCACTTATTTGAACCATTTAAAATTAATTTTCTCATTTCCTGAATATTATATTCATTTACAACTTCTTGAAATGTGATATTTAAAGCTACTTTAATAGGAACTCCCAATTCATCAATACTAATATAAGGATCTGGAGTAATAACAGATCGAGCTGATTGATCAACACGCTTTCCATTTAAATTACCACGAATTCGCCCTTCCTTCTTCTTCATTCTATCACAAACAGAACGAAGACGACGCCCATTTCTTTGTTGAGATGGTGCCAATCCAGGGATCTGATTATCAATAAATGTGAAAACATGATATTGAAGAACCATTGTAATTAATTTAATTGTTTCTTCACTAGAACCTTTTGCAATTTTATCAATAATATTATTATTAGTTTTGATAATATCGCTTAATTTATGAGTTAAATCATCTTCTCGACGCTGTCCATTTTCTTCAATAATACTAGGACGAACAGCTGGAGGAGGAACAGGAAGAACAGTGCATATCATCCATTCTGGTCTATTCCATTTTGGATTAAATCCCATCATTTCCATATCTTCGTCCGTAATTCTCTTGAAAATTCTTAATACATCTTCTGCAGTAAATTCTTGCTGAAGTGATGTTTCTTTTGATTTATCTTTCCATTCTGCAATAATTTTCATTGATGCTTCTTTATTATATCGGTCTGGTTGCTTACTTCCACATCCAATATGTTTATCATCTCCACAAACTTTAATTTTAGTTGTAGTATTACATAACTTAAAATAAGCCTCCCATCGTTTTTGATTATTTTTAATTGCTATTATTCTCGTCATTTCATTTTTCAATTCTTCAATTTGAGTATGCTGAGATATCAAAACTCTAGAACAACGATAACAAACACATTTTAATATTTTTTTAACAATGTCAAAAAACATTGCGTGATATACTGGCTTAGCCAATTCAATATGTCCGAAATGACCAGGGCAGAAAACATTTTTTTGTTCGCAAGTTGTGCAAACTTTATTATGTTCTAATACACCCATTCTAGGATCAAATAAACCTCCAATAATTGGATCACTCCCAGAATAAGTATCAGTCTTAGTAACTTTAACAACTGAACGCTTAATAATTTCTTCAGGTCCTAATACACTGAATTGAATACCTTTAACTTCTTCAATAATAACTTTTTGCGAATTGTAGGATAATTCATTGTATATTGACATATCTATTTATTATATAAGTTAATTTTAAATAAATAAAATCATTTTTTAATTTAAAATATTGATGCCAAGTTATCATAATATTTTTGTTTAATATCATTAAATTCTTTTATTATTCCTTCTTTGTATAAAAACCTTTTTGAAAATAAATTATAATTATTATTTTCATTAAAAATAACATAAATGCATAAATAAATCATTGCTAAAACAACAATCGCTTTTTTTACATCTCTAATTGGAATATATATCAAACCAAATAAAATAATAGCCTGAACTATCTTATTTTTCAATAATTTCTTTTGAAAATCTGTCAATTCTAAATCTAAATGTCTTGCACCAACTTGAATTAATATAACTGACAATAACAACAATGGATCAAATACTGGAGAAGGCGGAATAATCATTATATTTAATATAACAATAAAAAAAAATTAAAAATCAGAAATTAAATTACTCAAACAAATTCTATGATCCAAATAATAATTTATTTCTTCAGTTGGTGCTTCATTTTTAGATATCAATGGAGTATAACTTTGGATGCAATCAAGATTTGAAGCACTATTTAAAGTTATAAAATTTCGAATATCACTAAACATAACCTTTCTTAATTATAAATAATAAAATTATTCTTATATTTATTTTTTATCTAATAAACCATTTAAAACTAAAATTTCTATTTTGTCCTGTATTATCTTCACAACATCCAACACCATCTCCTGCACTATAATTATTAAATTCCATTCCAATACCACCTGAAACATCATTTGATCCTGGTAAGGAACCTTCATTTTCATTATAAGAACCACCCCATCTAACTCTATGCGGCCATGAAGCTCTTGCTGCTGCTATTTCATTTGGCTCTGTTGCTTCTATAACTGGACCAACATTAAAGCCAAATGATAAAAATTTACTTTGTGTCGACCATATATCTAAATGACAAGGTGCTTTATTATTAGGATTTTTATAAATTCCATATAATATTTTTTTATTATATTCTTCTTGATTACCATATAAATAATCAAAACCTAAAAATTTAACTAAACTAGAATCATATTTTGAATTCATATATTTTATTAAATTTTCTTCAATTTTGTCTCCTTTATCTGGTGTTGAATAATAAAACTGAGATTTACCACTTTTAAAAAAATCTAATAATGTTATTCTATTACCATTATTAAAATTATTTTCATGCCACATCCATCCATATTGTTTAAATTCAAAATTAGTATAATAAGAATAGTAATTTTCTTTCCCAAAATCTCGTGGATCAAATATTGCCAAACATTCTTTAGCTCTAAAAGTATTATATATATTATATTTAGCATCAAAATATGTTTCCATGTAAATACTATTTTCTTCAAAATCAATAGGAGGAAACTCACGCGGATCTGCATTTAAAGTATTATTTGTAGTCCAAAGTGTTGAATTATAATTAAATGTTTTGTTATTATTTTTACTTCCTTTCATTGCTAACATCCATCCACCACCTTTACATCTTTTATCCATTATGCAAAATACATATTCTGGTTCTCTTGATCCTTCAGTATTAATCCAATATCTTCCATTTTTTGTTATGCAATAATTTTCCATAATATCACGAGCCGAATCAGCTGCTTTAAACATCGTTGAACCATCTTTTACTGTTAGTAGATTTCTATGAATATTTATTCTTTGAGAACTTTCATTAATATAATTATTTAATATTCTTGAAACCATCACAAGTTCATTATCACTTAATAATTGATCCCATATTATCAAATATGCAAATCCAAATTCAGAACAATTAGTTCTATAGTAATTACTTAAATTTAAATTAATTATTAATTTATTATTTCTTTCTAATCCTTCTAAAAATCTGTTTCCTCTTCTTTCATCATTTATAATTATTGTTTTTCTAAAATCTTTACCATTTGATTTAATACAAGTTACAACCCAATTTGTTAAATCTTGTCTTTTAAAAGTGTCAGAAGCATCAGATGTGCAATTTATAGTAGCACTATTTGGTTGCTTAGTTCTACTTACAACACCTCTAGTATTATTAGAATGTCCAATTACTATTTTAGGATAATCTACTGTTTTTAATATATCTAATCTTGTAACTGCATCTGGATTATCATATTTTGTAATAGCACATATAGTATAAGTTTTTGGCATACTTCCCTCAGGGAATTCTATACAACTACTTTGACTTCCTTTGATATAAGAAATATTATCATTTTCAAGGGTTACTCGACCACTAACAGTTGCATTTCGACATCCTCCGCCTTTTACTTGATCAATAATAACAGAAGTATCTTGATTATAACCATTTGCATCATAAACAGCCCAAGGAACTCTTAATTTTGTTAATAAATTTAAATTATTTGTTATACCACCTGATGAATTAAATCTTGATTGTGTTTCTTCTTCTTCTTCTTGTGTTGGTAATGTATTTAAACCCATAATATCAATTTGTTCATTTTGATTTGACGAAATTAATCTTAAATTTTCTGATGGAGCAACTACTTGACTTTCTATATTTCTACTTGAAGAGCTTTTAAAATATATTCTAATTGAAGCAATATCAAATTGTCTTAAACCAGATACAAGTAATATCAGATTTGGATTGTTTAATTTCAAGTCTTCAGTTGCTATAAATGTTATACTTTGGCTTATTCCTCTATTATTTATTATTAAAGGAATTTTTACTATCGAAATTTGACTATTTACAGATGAATTATTAAAAGAAAAAATATAAAATCTACTTGCATCATATCCTCGTGTATCTGCAAAATTTATTTCAAATCTTGTAAAAAAATTTTCTTTTATTTCATCTGGAAAATTAAAAATTATATAATTAAATCCGCCAAATGTATTATACATTCCAACATCTCTTAATGAAACTGATTCTGGAGAAGATGATCTTAATGATGCTAATAAACTTGTTCCAGATGAATATTCACTTCTTTTATTTAATCTAAATGAAGTAAAAACAGTGAATATTGAATCAGATGGTGATGGCATATCAACACATTCATATAAACAAACTGGAAGACCATATATATTTAATTTTTTTATCATATATTCATATTCATGAGAAACTAATTCAAAAATGTTAATTTCATTATTTGTTGGTGTTAATTGAAATTGAAATTCATTTGAATTATAATTTATAAAATTTTCTGGTTTATTCTTGACCGCCAATAAAATATTATAAATAATTATTAATACAATTAATATTATCAGAAAAATTAAATACATCATCATTATTTGTTTAATATATCTATTATTAAATAAAGTTATTTAATTTTTCGTATATGTATTATTTTTCTTATTAGTAATAATTATCCTAAATAATCCTCAATTATATAAGATACATTTAAATTACTATATTTTGAAACTATTGATAAATAATCAAAACTAGTTGTTCTTATTAATGATATTAATCCAGGTAATATATTGGTTAGAGATAAATTTTCCGGTGTTCCTATTGCTGCTATATTTATATCTTCTTTTATTTCATTATCTTCAAAAGTTGTATCAACACCTGATGGTATTATTGGGCGATATGACATAAATACATCGTAATTTAATACATTCATATTACCATTAATATTTCCTCTTGGATTTTCAAATACACCATCAGAAGAAAAACATTTTATATTAAATATTCTATATTGAACTGTTGCAGAATTATCAGATAATGATTTTGATAATTCTTTTGTAATATTTTGCAAATTTATATCATATTTATAATAACTGGTATTATTGAATAAAAATGATGTTGTGCCTATTGTTGAATTATAGCCAAATTTCTTTTTTAAATTAAAATTACCAACAGATAAATTACTTAAATTAATTTGCTTAACATAAATTTCTTCCAAATAAATATTACTTTCTTTAATTTTATTTGTTGAAACAATATCACCTCTAATTATTGCATTTCCATTTACATCTAATTTATTATTTTCGTTATTAGCGGTTCCAATACCTACATTTCCATTTGATGATATCCGCATAATTTCATTTTCACTATCACTAAGTCCTCCACTATAAAATAGAAATTTCCCTGTTCTTGTTCCATAAAATTCAATATTTCCTTGTTCATTTCCAGTTCCACCTGCATAACTTGAACCTTTAATTATAATTCTAGTATTATCAGAAGTAGTTATAGTATCATCTGTTCCTATAACAGTATAATCATTTTTATCATTACTAATTCTTAATCTTCCCCCATTTCCAATTTGTAAAATATTATTAGGATTAATTATTCCAATGCCAACTTTTGATAATAGTGCAATATTACTAGTAATAATTGTAGGACTATTGGCTGTTATTGTAGTTGAATTTAATATTAATCCTCCATTAGAATGTGTCATTGAACTTTTAATTGTAAGATTGCCATCAATACCAACACTAGAATTTATATAAACATTAAAATCATCTCCAGATGATTCATTAACACCTGATCCAATCCTTACTTTTCCATTTTGAACAATTACGCCAAGATTTGAAATATTTTGACTATATAAATAATTATTTAATTTGACTGTTCCATTTACATTCAAATTATAAAATTCTGGGTTTGTTGTTCCTATTCCAACAACTCCTGAAAAAAGATTGCTTGTTCCTGTTCCAGATTGTATAAAAGATCCTATAATATTTGTACTTCCATTTACTGCTAATTTATATATTGATGATGTTGTTCCTATTCCTATATTTCCAGAACCATCAATTCTAAATGAATTTTCTGGTGCATTTGTTGATATTAATAATTGTTGTTTCCAAGTTTGTGTTCCCTCATCTACAAAATCTCCCATAATAAAATTAAAATTATTATCATATCCAAATTTGAAATTTCTTGTAACA